ACTGTTACTGCAAATGGAATTAATTTAGCAACACAAGAAAATTATGATATACAATTAATATCTGCTAATTATTCTATAGTAGCAAAAAGAAAATATAATTATAGTATAAGAGCTAATGAACATCCTATTAATCAGTTTGTTCCTGGTGCTATGATGCCTTATAGAGTGTCTTTGTCTGAAGTAGAAGTTAATTGTAATATATCATCTAATAAAATTATACCTAATATGAATGAAAGCGGTTATCTTCAAAACTCTTTTGAGAGCTTAAACCTTAGGGAGTTGGAAGTTCAGCTTAGTTTGTTTGAGGCTAGGAATTTTAGTACTGGTAGTGAATCTAATAATTTAGCTAATTTTAGTTGCATTGGTAATGTGACTAGTCAAAATCTTGAAGTGTCTGACGGCTCGTATTTGGTTGGGTCTTTTAATGTAATGCAGGTATTGAAATGAGTGTAAAATATAGAGGTTTTTGGGATCCATCTGAATTATATGAAACAGGGGATATTGTCGAATATTATAGCAGTTCGGTGGCTGATGCAAGTAAGCCTTATGCTGGAATTTCATCTTATACATATACTAGCGCTGGGTCTACTGTAGGAATATGCCCTTTAAAAAACTTTACCAACCCTCGCAGTTTATCCACCGCGTCCGCGCCGATAGAAATAAGTCTCTCTAGAGACGTTTTAAGATCTTTTGTTTCCGCCCAGGGAATCTGGAATAGTTATAAATATTATAATCCAGGTGAATGGGAGGGTCCACATGGGGTAACCAAGGCTGGTGGAAAACTTGAAGATGTTAATAGTGAATATTGGGCGGAAGGCGTGGCTACCGAGCAGGCTGAGTGGGGAGATTTAACCAAGTACGACGCATCCCATCAGGAGTATGGATCATCTTCCCAGAAAACATTATCCAAAGGCAAATATGACACACCTAACGAAGAATTATCTGAAGAATTTTCAGAAGTTCAGGGTGAAACGGACTCTGATGCATATTATATATCTTCTGTACAAAATTATAAGAACAATTTTAGTGAGTCCGAAAACTATAAAAAATTTGATATTGTTCGAAGTCCTGTGTCTAGCGCATTTTATTATGCACGGTCCGATATAACTGGAGTTGATCAAAGTTCAACTTTAACTTTTACAAATATAGAAATCAGAGAGCCATCAGATTATACTTATTCTTCTAATCATATTGCAACAATAGAATACCTTGGGACTGCCGATTCAGGCTGGGTTGCTAACGGGGAGAGTATCATAAAAGTCGGTCACACTTTAAACTTTTCAGAATTTACTAACGATTTAAATAACAGACTGCTGATGGTTATAGGTGTTAGTCCTGATTTAATTTGGTTGGGCTCTTTTGGGAATGACGATAAGGAACTAGCTGTTTACGAAAAGATTACTGGGAATATGTCGGTAGAGCTGTCGTCTGGTCAGGTTAATATAACAAGTAATGATGCTGTTTGGTCTAGCGATCAATTCTTTTTTGACCCAGACTATGGGTCTAGCGTAGAATTTAGCGCTTTCAATAAAAAGTTTGAGCACGGTGACGGTTATTCTTCGGTGTCTCCATTTGGAGTTAACTCTATAAGGATGCGGTTTGACTTGGAGTTTACTAATAGAAGTAATCGAGAAGCTAATGCTATCCTTCATTTTTTGGAAAATAACCTTGGTCAGCACGAACGCCAAAAACCTAGTACCCAGCTAGAGTATGACCAGGGGATATCTGGTTTTAGGATGGATGGAGAGAGTTTATTTTTTCCATATAATTCAACGGAAAATTTAACAAGAAGATTTCATTGCTTTGATTTTTCGCACGAAATTGAAAATGAAGATGTTCATACTGTTCGGGCAAAGATAGAAAATAGTACAGCTTCTACATTAACTTTGGCGCACCAAATTTTCGTAAAAGAGGCTGGACTGTGGGACGCTGATAAGACTTATAATCAACATGATGTTGTTTTTTGCCATGATAATTCTAAGTACTATTACTCCAAATCTGCTCGCCCTCAGTCTGGTAATAGGCCTTGGATTCTTGAAGGAGAAGATGCGACTTCAATCAATAAGAATATATGGACAAGAGAGTTTTATTGGTCTCCCTCTGTACCTTTTAATGTATCTCACTCACCTAGTATAGAGAAGTTTGGTACAGCTCATGGCCCATATACCCAATATTACCCAGAAAACCAGCAGAATGTAAACTTATTAGAATTAGATTTAGAATTCGAAAATAGAAGTGACGAGGAGGCTTACGCTATACTTCATTTTCTTGAAATGCATTTAGGTTATTTGTCGTTCTTGTTTGTTCCACCCTCTCCATATAATAGGAAAAGGAGGTTTTATTGCGAGAAGTGGAAGCATACTTATGTATTTAAAAACAATCATAAAATTTCTGCTACTTTCGTTCAGTTCCCCCTGGGGCAGAATACACCTCTTGATGATGACGAAATAGATAAGATAGAGGTTAAGGTAAAAAAGAAGCCTGGCAGGTTGTTAATGTCCTCCGCCCCATCTATTTCGGTTAATCAAAATTACAAAAAAGATGATAGTTTTTATGTTAAAATTCCAATAACACTAGCAAATGATGGAGAGACTGATATTTTTATAAAAACAATTTCACCAGATCAAAATACTGTTCATTCTGATGCTAAGTTTAAAACTTTAAAATGGGGTGGCTATAAAGATTCTGTTACTACTGGATATATGATAGGTAGTCAAACCTTGTCTTCTACTTCTGATATAAATATTAATGGGAACGATTCTGATGGTGTTGTTATATACAATACAAATTCTGCGCAATATATTCATACTGAAAATGGAGTATTATACAAGCTAGAGGCTGGTTCTGAGCCTGAGTATCTTGAGGTTGCTGAACATAAGGCAGATATAACTGAAGCTCCTGCAGATAATAAAATTAGTCCAGGTGAGAATTATAAATTATTTTGCCAGTTTGACTCAAGCGAAGTAGTGTCTACTACAAGTAGGTCTGCGGAGCATAAAACCGAAGTTAATATTACTTACTGTTATGCTCCTTCGAGTGAGCCCCTGTTTGACCCTAGTTTAGAATATACAAAAGGTAATATAGTTCAGCATGCGGGGGTTGTGTATCAGGCTAAAGAAGATATTTCCCCTGCAGTTTGGAACGCATCTAAATGGGATGAATATATAATAAGCACTTCTATTCCTATTGATGTTGTCGTTAATCCAGAATTAAGAGACGGGGTTAAAGATAGTATTTCAATAGAAATTTCTAGATTTGATAGGGATAACTCTACTGTAGTTGATTATGATATTAGAGATAATTCTGATGCCGTGATCATGCTTAGTCAGAAGGAGAAAAATTTATTTTTTGATATTGCTGGAAGCGTATCTGGGGAGGGTGGTAGGCTTGCTGTACCTTCAAGTCCTTTAGATATTGAAAGAATACTAGAAGTTAGTACGGATATAGAAACCTATGTTTACTTGGGTATAAAATACGACCCAGAGAAAGATCAATACTATGATTATTATGACCCAAGTTTCGTTAATGTAAGTCAAGGTAACGAAAATATTATTAGCGAAGAAGAGTATTTTGCCCTAGCTCCTTCCGATAAACAAAATTACTCTAGGTCTTCTGTGTTAGATTTTTCTGATGTGCCATTGGATCAAGGGGAGGGCGGGGAATATGTTGCGCTTAATATCAAGACTGGAAGTTTTATGCTTGTTTCTGAGAACTCTAAAATTGTTGAGGGTCATGTTGTTGAAGATACTGAAAGCTTGTCTAATGGATCTATTAATTTGTCGGACTATATATCTTCTCATGAAAAAATTGAAGGGAGAAGTCTTGGCGAACTTCAAGAGATTAATGTAACCCTAAAGGGTATATTTTTATCCGAAGACCCGAGGATTCCCGCTATATCAACAGGCGGCGGCTATAGTGATGAGGCTGAGTTGAATCTATATCTTGGCACCTCAGACGAGGCCTGTGAGATTATTGGTCGGGGTGGACAGGGCGGTAACGGAATGATAAGCGAAGGAATTATTTACGAGAATGGACAACCCACTGAAGTCGATTCAGATCTGAACCCTCCTACCTCGGGCGAAGACGGTGGGGATGCTATATATATCGACGACCACGTTGGCACTTCGGGGGTTAATATATACTTGGTTAATTGTTCTATACTTGGTGGCGGCGGTGGTGGCGGTGGCGGTGGCTATCAGTCTGATTTCAAGAGGATAAAAAACTATAATTTTGTTAATATAGGAGGCGGTGGCGGTGGCGGCGCCGGCCATGCTATAGGAGGTTTTCCGCTTGGCGAAAGATCTATATCAACCGATGGTTCTTCAGTTAGGGGTGGTCAGCCTATTAATAATGCAACAGAATACAGAAGCGCCTTAACTAAGGGAGGTGATGGGGGCGGATTTGGTGAAGACGGTCAACCTGGGGGCGAAGTTGGAACCGTGTTCGAATACAACAGAGTTGGCGCGGGGGGTTCTGCCGGTAGATCTATTTCCTGGGGTTCTAATATGGTTCCTAATATATTTTTGGATAACGTAAAAATGGATTATGAGACGCATGGGGGTGTCCTATCTTTTTATGATAGTAGTGACAGATCTATAAATAACCTTCCTGAGGATTCTAAAGTGGATGTTGCTGGGGAATGTTTACAAAGAACTCAGTCAGATTTATAATATATAAATGAAAGAAGAAGATCCATCACTTAAGAAAGTCGCTGTTGAGCTTTTTAAAATGCAGCCTGATGCTCTGGTTGAATTTTTTGAGATAGATTTCTCTAACCTTCAGGAGGATTTTAGGGAATTAGAAGAAAAATATGGTAAGCCATTGGGTCTTGCTCAAGGTGCAGAGTCTGTATATAGATTTACGTCAAATATAAATGGGTCTAATCCTTTATACTGGCAGGGTAAAGGTTATCAACCTCTACCTATTGAGACGTCGGACTTCGAGTCGCCTTCTGACGGAAGGCTTCCTCGACCCAAATTGGTTATCGCTAATCCTTCTGGGCTTTTATCCTCTATAGTTGCTGTTAATCATGACTTTCATGGGTGCAAAGTAACCAGAAAAAGGACTTTTGTTAAATTTTTAGACGACCAAAATTTTCCAGCAAATAGTTTTCAGTATAAAGATGTTGATGGAAATTTGATTGATGTTGTAAGAAACCGAACGCAGGACGAGTCGGGTAATGCTATACCTGGAACTAATCCTTTTGGTAAGGCTGACCCTAATGCTCACCTGCCTGACGATATCTATTATATTAATCGTAAGGTTATGGATTCCAAAACCAGCATAGAGTTTGAAATGACATCTATACTGGAAATTGGAGATTTAAAGTTTCCTGACAGGCAAATCCTTGCAGACTACTGTGGTTTTAGATATAGGGATTCTAGGTCTTGCGGTTATAAAGGTCTACCCGTAAAAGGGCCTAATGGACAAAGGTTTTCTGTATATGGTATTTATGAATTAACTTTCATTAACTCTAAGGGTGTTAGGAGGACGCTAACAGATGATACATTAAATACCGTTCCTTTCTGGGACTCTTCCATACAATACCAAAAAGGTGACGTTGTTAGATTACCTATAGGTCGGCACCCTTCTGTGGAGTCTTATTATGTATGTATAAAAACACCAAAAAATAATGTTCCCTGCCCCTCACCCTCTTCTAGTGAAGAGATTTGGGTTTTAGATGCTTGCCAAAAAGATTTATCCAGCTGTATATGCCATTTTGGTAAAGAGGCTGCGAGCAAAAAGGGGATAAATTTTGGAGGATTTCCGTCTACTGAGGGCGCTAGGTTTTCTTAATATGGATGAAGGGCTACTCAAGAATATACTTACTCAGTCTAGGGTTTATTTTTTAAAAAATAGATACCAGGAGTCGTGCGGTGTTGTTTTTAATAAAAAGGTAAAATTTACACCAATAAAAAATGAGGCACCAAGTGGGTGGACTTTCTCTTTAACTCCAAGACTTCACTTAATAAAGTCTAAAATAAAAATAATCTGCCATTCTCACCCTTTTGGGGATGCGTATCCATCTGCTCTTGATACTAAAACCGCAATAGATCTCGATACTCCTTTTCTTATATATAGCTGTTTATATGATAATTTTGTATTTTTTGACCTTGAAAAGTGTAAGCCTTATAAGGTCTAAGGTGTTATGAAAAAGGTATATTTACATGGCGGTTTATCAGATGGCATTCGCTCTGAGTGGGAGTTGAATGTTAAGACTCCTGCTGAAGCAATACGAGCAATCAATGTAAACTGCCTTGGGGCCTTGCTTGAGAATATTTATAAACTTGCCGATGAGGGTTCTTGTATCGGATTTGCCTGTTTGTCTTCGGAAGAATCTAAGACTGCTGAGAAAATTAATTCCGAAGAGGATGTCAGTGAACAGGTTATGGTTGAATTTTTGCAATCCCCTGAAAGGCTTGACATGGAGGGGGATTTTGATGAAATACATATTATGCCCGCTGTGGATGGTAATTTTGTAGTTACCCCCACTTTGACTGCTGCGTTTATTGCAAAAACAGTATTTATGATGGTCGTAGGAATGCTGATCGCTGGTATTGCTGCAGCTATGTTTCCCCCAGTTAAGGTTACTAACAATACTAGAACCACTAAATCCTACTCCTTTGGTGACAGGCCTAATATAAGAAGGCAAGGCGGGCCCATTCCCGTGGGGTATGGCATGTTGAGATTAGGGTCTATAACTTCATCTTTTTCTAGAAGAAATAAATTTCTTCCTGGAGGCATAAACAACGGAATGATCGAGTCCTATACCAGCTTCGTAACTCATGATTTAATATCCGAAGGCCCTATTGAGGGGTTTTGTGATTCTAATGGAATTTCAGTTGCGCCGTATTCCGAAGGTCAGTATAAGAGGTTTGATAAAAACCCTGTTTTAAAGTCTATATTTATTAATGACGTAAAGCTAATGAATGATCAGGGGCAACTAAATATTATACCCAATGAAGACGCAGGTGCTGGAGAAACACAGCCCATATTTTCTTTAGGATATAACTCTGACTCAAGAACTCACAAAAACCCAAGCTACGGGATTGATTACGAGAAAAAAGGACAGAGCCCCTTAATTGGTCCAGATAAAAAAATAAGCGGCTTTGCTTCAAACGTTAAAAAGTCTGGTGCCAGTGCATTTACATACGCTGTTTCTGACCGAAATGTTGGGATTCTTACCTTGAACATATCTTCTGAAAGAATGTTTAATAATTGGACGGACAAAAGAGTGCGGCGCAGGCTGTTTGGCACAAGGGTTTCTGTTACACAAGGAACCGATCCAGTAGCAGTGCAGCTCGCAATTAGAATATTTGATGGAAAGAAGTACGTGAGCCCTATAGACGTTAGGGGTGGCGACAGCTCTTACTCTCAGTTGGAGGATGTTGATAAATCTAAACAAAATTATACCTCTAATTATACAATGTCTAAATATTTGGGAGAAGGTAATCATAAGCCTCGTATTACGGTTAGTGATTCGCTTTTGGTTAAATATTTTACATGGACTTTGTTTGAGAGCTTATCAACCAATCAATATCATTTTAGTGGCCCCGCTCATCCTGAGGGCTGGGAATCAACTTTCGTGAGCGTGAGTGACTATAATTCTTTGCCCGATAGTCAGCCCTCATCATCAACCACGCCATGGAAGGGATGGTATTTATCTGAGCCATATTCTAAGCCTTTAAAGAGCAAATTATTTCATGTCGTGCGCTCTGCTGAAGATTTTGTTCAAAAATTTCAAAGCGCTTATTTATCATCTGCAACATTTGATTTTATGGGGCAAGGGGAAAAGACTTTGAAAGAAATATTTTCTATGTATTTTGATGATAACAAAAGAATCGAAGAGGGTGTGTTAAAGGATAAATCTAAGTCAAAAATATCTACTGCTGCGGAAGTTCTGGGTGTGCTGTCTGCTCAAACAAGGTCTGGTGTACGTGCTTCTGATATATTTTTAAATAATTTTCACCTGTGTATGTCTTTAATAAAATCCCACCTTGATGAAGATCAAACATTAGGTAATGATGGTAATATTTATGTCACGAGAAGTAAAATGTATTATAGGCATATTGGTAAAACTTATGCTAAAAATATGTGGGAGGTTCTTGCGCTTGCCAAAAAAGGAAGTAATTGGTCATTTGACAAAAAGAAGCAGAAATGGTTCAAATATAAAAGTAAGCAGTATATTAGCTCACTTCAATACAGTACTCGTAATTTAAAATTTCGAAATCAAAATGGTGATCTGGTTAGTAGTCCTTTTAAAGATCAAAGCGATAACCCTTGGGTTAGCGCTGGCAATTGGAACTTTAACCAAAGTATTATTACGATCAGGGGTATAAGTACGGCTCCTGCATCTATAGATTTTAATATTCAACTTCCTTATATTGGTCAAGGAGAGTCTCTTACTGTGCAGCTTGTAAGAATTACACCCGAAATCACAGGTGTTCAAGCTCAAGCCGAAACTCAAAAGAGGTTATCCCTTAAGGGTATACGTCAACATAAAACAATAGCTGGAAAAAGAATGAGCTTCTCAAGTCCATGTACTGCGTGGATAGCTACGGAATTTGATTCTGTAAATTTTCAGCAAATTCCTGATAGAAATTATTTGGTTAAGCTTAAAAAAGTTGCAGTGCCTAGTAATTATAATGTTTACTCTAGATCATGTCTAGGTGCGTGGAACGGTTTGTTTAGGGGACAGCTTGATGGTGATAGATTTAGTGATATATCTGAAAGCGATTTAGTGTGGACGGAAAACCCCGCCTGGATTTTATTGGATATACTTACTAACACTAGATTCGGCATCGGTAAATCTGGATTATCTGCAGAAGATATAGATATATGGAATTTGTATAATGTTTCTAAATTCTGCGATGAGTTGGTTGAGACAGGTTTTCCTAATGAAAGGCCATATCGAGCTTTTGTTACAGATAATCGAAGTCCAGATGATGTATCCGAGGGTGTTCCCGCTAAAAATTATTTAATAGGTTCTGGCGCTCAGGATGCAGAGTATTGGGATCAATTTTCTAAAGCTAAAACTTTCGAGGTTTTGGTGGTGGATGAAAATGGAGAGCTTGTTACTGAGGAAGAATTCTCCAGGGAATTTAATCAAGGTTTCGCTGACGTTGGTAACACTGCCGCTTCTGGTAATAATGGTAAAACCGTGGCATTTTTTATGGAAGACGGCTCTGTTGACAGAAAAATCATTTCTTCTATTGACGTTTCTAGGAGGGCCTTGATATTGTACGGCCCTAGTTTTATACTGCACCCCACCACCAAAAACGTTACTTCTCATAGTTTGGTTGGGGAGGGTCTTGCTTCGGGTCAGGAGTTTCAAATAACAGAGGGTAAGTGTGTTGCGGAAGTTAGTTACCCCTTGGTTGAACCGAGATTTTCAATAAACACCATATATACAGAGCAGGAAAATGCATTAGATGTTGTGCGGGAGTTGACGTCATCCTTTCGAACGGTGTTAAATTACATTAATGGACAAATATCTTTTTCACCTGAAAATTATCAAGAGCCCGTCATGCTATTCACGGATGCTAATGTTGATAAAAGTGGCTTTGCTTACGCTGGTGCAAGTAAGGCTTCTCGGGTTACTGTCGCAAAAGTGACCTATACTGATAGGTTTGATGAATTTAAATCTAAGGTTGAATATTTTGAGGATCCTAGTGGTATAGAAAAATTTGGGTATATAGAACAAGATATTATTGGGTTGGGCTGCACTTCAAGAGGGCAGGCTCAGAGGCTCGCCAGGTTTACTGTGGTGGCTCCCCTTCTTGAGGGAGAGATCGTCTCTTTTAAGTGTGGTCTTGAAGGTTCTATGCTATACCCTGGAGCTATAATTGAAATATCGGACAGTAGGCGCTTCGGCCAGAATGTTAATGGCCGGATAAAAAAAATAGAGAAGGATTCTCGATCGATTTCTATAGATAAAATAATTTCAAACGTAAAGTTTTATGACCCTGTGACTGATAAAGATAATGATCGGGTGGAATTATGTATAGCATCTCCCCAGGGATTTGAGGAGGTTGGTGTTAGGGAGTCTTCCGATGGAGAGCCTACGGGGTTATATAAAAAAATGAAAATTCTTTCTGCCGCTTCTTCTGAATTTGATGTTGAGGATCAAGAGTCTTTAATTGCCGGATCAAAAAGAAGTCAAATAATATACTTTGATGGATTTCTTTCGTCTAATAAAAGAAAAATCGTAGAACTTAGGAGGAAGTATAAATTTACCGTAAAGCCTTTATCTAAAAATATAAAAAGCCCATACCATGGATTGGGTTCTGGTGATATTATTCAATTTATTTCATTTGGAGTTTTGCCTCAAATTTCATATATGGTTGGTAGCGAAGAAACCGTTAGGAAAGTTGAGTCCTTTGATTACTTTAGGGTTAATGCAGACTATATATCTAATCATAATTTCAAAATAGAATACATCTCAAATTATGGAGGGTCTAATGAAAGTTTTCACGAAGTTACTTTTGAGGATTCAGGTTTTGTTACAAGGGATGAAGATATTTCTGGGGGAGAGCACTTTTATTATATAGAGAAAAGCGTCAAAAATGTAATTGATGATACCGTATCGTCGCTTGAGCAAGTTTCTGTTGGTTCTGCTTGGGCAATTAGAGGTTATCGTAGGGAGTTTTTTGGAGAACTAGAAAGACAAGCCCAGAATCTACAGAGCGCTTTAGCTACTATTGGTTCGGAGTCTATTAATGATTCTAATAAATATTGGAGTGACCTCTTTGGCGCTTTTACTGTTACTCGATATGATTCTGTGCATAGAAACTTTTTGCAAATAGATCAATCATCAAACTCTGGAAGTGGTCTTGGGGGATTTTCTATATCAATAGACCCTGCTGGCGATTTTCTTCGACAAGAAAATTCCCTACCATATCGAGCTGTTGATCATTTTTTATTTGGGAAAATGAGGTTTTTGAGCTCAATTAGTATCTTGGTGGAATCCGAGAGTCCGACAGGAGAAATTGAATTGTTTCATTTTTATCGTCCGAGTTTGGAATATGGAATTTTAAGATGTGAGTCTTCAGCCCTTGCCTCTAGCGGTAGCAAGGTTGACTTTAAGGATGTTGCTAGAGATCATATACAGATTAACTCTAATAGATGGAAAGTGTTTAATAGGCAGGAAACTTTTACAACAAAGAGTGGGGAAACGGTTACTAGGCAGTGTAATTATATCAAGGTAGATGATAAGGTTAATGGGCCAACTTTAGCAGAAGTTGAACTAGCTTTATCTGGTGGAATTGATGATGTTAGTGATGTGTCAGATATAAATATAGAGATTCAGGTTCCAATAAACTATGATATTAATGATTATAAAAATGTGGGTAGAAGGCAATATAGGATTAACTCTATTTCTGAGGAAAATGGTAGCTACGATATTAAAGCTAGCGAATACAACCGAGAGAAATTTGGAATCATTGAAAAGTCGCTTAGTCTTAATCGACCTAGCTTGCCAATTCCCCCTCAGGTTAATATGTCTATACCTAAGGCGCCGTCGGATATAACAATAAAGGATTTAACATTTAGAAATGAGTAGTCGGGTTAATATATTAGTTAGTTTTAAAATCTATAGTAAGACTGATACTTACTATCTCGTTGGCTCTTCTAATACGGGTAGTTTTACTCATAAATTAGGCAGGGGTTGGGATGCAGATGGATCTCCCGACTTATATCATAGTAGAATTGATGTTAGCGAGGTCGCTGATCTTGAGGCTAATGGTTTTCTTGTATCCAAAGTTGTTCCCCTTGGAGAAAAGTACGGAGACTATAGAATGCGCATGTATGCAGAAAATGAATTAGGAATAAGGTCTGCTTACGTTGAATTAGATAAGGTTATTCCTGCACCTGATATAGATGGTACTTTTAGGTTTAATAGCATATATGTTGATAGATTGATCGAAGAAAAGCCATCTGCTTATTCTGTGGTAAAAAAGTCTCCTCGTAGGGCTGCTCCAAGTTTAGAACTAGATAACTCTTTGGTTGTAGAAAGCGAGTTTATCGGAAGGAGTGCGTTAATTAAATGGGATCTTAAAGCGCCTTATGGTTTTACAGGTTCTCCTAAGGGCACTTTGGTTCAGCCTTCTAATATAGATTTATTCGAAAGTTTATTTAGTCATTTTGAGGTATATTTTTATAAAGAGAACCCAGAAGAGAGAATATCTACACAAGATGATGTTAATAGTCCTCCTGCTGGGTCTGCGGTTTTTGATTCTGAGTTGCCTGTATCAGAAGTGGGGCAAATTGTCGATTTAAGCTTTGATAAAAGAGTTGGCGAAAAGATTATCGATGAGGATAATTTTGAAATTGGTTTTTCTAAAAATTTTATAGAGGATTTAATGGGTGATGGTGAACGTTTTATCTATGTTAAAGTTGTTGGTAAGGATATATTTTATAATAGCGCAGATGATAAATACATGCACCGCTTTACTGGAGTAATAAAGGTTGAAAATACCCGAAGTCGAATACAGGAAGCATTTGCGGATTTGTATGGGAATCAAATGACTCTATCTTATGTTAATCGAGATAGAGACTTTCAGGGTGGAAAAGTTGTTTTAAGATCTTTTTCATCTCAAGATAATGTTACGTGGACTCATTCTGATTCTGCCGTACTGAATTCCGCTGGAGCATCTAATGTTTTTAAGCAGAAATGGAGTTCCCCTACTAATAGGAATTATTATAAATATATTTTAGAAATACATGATTCTTATGGATTTTGCGGATATCATTCTGTGTCTAGCAGGGGAGTGCTTAAGGGATTTTTTACAAAAAAACTAACTGGAGAAACGCAAGGAGAGGATACCCAGGAGGAAGCTTTAGATGCAGCTATAGTAGATACTCATGCTTGGCAATCCGAAAGAAAAATAGGATCTATATCTATAAAAGAAAATGGATCTAGTTTTGACGTGTCATGGAATGTCGTCGATTCTCAAGGTCATTTAATTAGCCCACCCGCCCCAAGTAAGGATGCATCGGGCGTTCCTATTTTTACAATGGGAGACCGAATAGAAATCGAAGATCTCGCAGGTTTTACAGTTAACTTTGAGTGCCCTGATGAATATATAAATAGTGGGAATTCTTTTCCTATTAGAGACGCTTTTGATTTAGGCATACTAGGTATTGAGGCAGAAGATCAAAATGGAAACAAAACTTATAAGGCTGGATCTCCTGAGAATGATTCATTCGGGCAATTAGTTATTCCAGAAACCATCGGTATAACGGACGGGGTTTTGACTGCCGAAAATAAATTATCAATTAATTTAGATACATCAATACAATTATCAAAACAAGAAAATGCTGATTTATATAGAAGTTGGTTTAATCATTTAAATTATACTGATGTTCCAGTTGGTAGTGAATTTAGAGTATTGTATGAAGAGAATAATAATACTGATGTTGGTAGTTATAAAGATAAAGGTTTTTATGCTGTCGATGCCCAAAGGAGAATCAAGCTTGCTGTTTCACTGATTGATAGCGAGGGTCGGATAATCGACACAAAAATCGGCGAGGGATATAATGCTCCTCCTCGGATATTAGTTAAGCAGGGATTGAGTTCTGATCCATCTTCTGTTTCTTCTGCGTCAGTTAGGTCGACTGATTTGGTTGAGTTTAAGTTATCGCTAAATGAAAAGACTAATACTGTGGCCGTATTTAGAAGACCCGTTGAGGAGCCTAATAAAGAAGAGGTGGGTCATCCGGATTTTGAGGATAAGTATTACGGTATTGGTGGAGAGTCTAATGTAGATAAAACCAGAGTAGATGATCCTGATCACGCTAAGCCTATATCGGTATATAATTTTAAAGACGCAGATTATTTTGCGAAAGATAACCCCACCTCTAAGGATGTTATGCTTTATGGATTTGGTGTTGAGATGGATCGGTGGGTAAAAGATGACGACCCTGAAGATTTCATTAGTAATGCTGAATATGTTCTTTTACCTGACGACGCTGAAGCTATGGTCGCTGCTGGCGCTAGTAATCACAAGAAACAATATGTGCGATTCGAGGTTACTGGTAAAAATATAAGCAACGCAGAAGAAGGTGGGTTCTTTACTGCTTTTATTGATTCCAAGGGTAATAAAGCCAACTCTGATTCTTTTGGGACTAAAAATTTCTTAGCGGGAGGAAGAGTTATAGGCTCTGATAATAATATAACTATTGTAGATCAACCCCCGCTTATTAGAGAGCAAGGGTTACTTAGAAGAAAAGCTCCTGGAACTCAGTATGACTATATGCTTCTTCCTTTTGACTCTTTTGGAACTGGAGAGGCCTGGCTTCCTGATAGAATAAATTTCTACGGAGGAGTATTGTTTTCTCAAGACGAAAACGGAGCAATTGGTACTGTAGATTTTGACGCCCCTTTTCCGCCAGAAGGACTACAAGTAAGAGGTGCAAATAAAACGTTCTTTCTGGAGTGGCAATCCCCCGCTTTTGATGCTGGTGATGTAGATTTTTATAATTTGTATTACATTAATGATTCTAGGTCTGAAACTGAACGCCTTGGTCTTGGTGGGTCTGATACTAGGATAGCTGATGGAGATATTTTAAGATTTAATAAAGATGATTATGTGCATGAAGATTCAGAATTTCATGCTATAGATTTAGATTTCCAAGCAGAAAATAACAATACATTTGGATCTGTTGTGCCATGGCAGGAGCAAGCCTATAATAAAAATCACTATGTAAAATCAAGACCAAGGGGCGATTCTAGCAAAGCATTTAGGTTGTATAAGGCAAATGCTGACACTACGGAAAACGATATTCCGGGAAAATCTGACCTTTGGGATGAACAGGTGAATGTTCAGCTTTGGGAAAATGGAACTGCAATTCATCGAGATGATGTAAAATTTAACGAGAGATCTTCTCAGCAAGAGAGTGATGGTGGAGGTGGAAGTCAGACCTTTGGTTTGATTTTTTATAGCTCATTTAAAAATTATACCCCTGGTCAAATTGCATTCCGTGATAACAAGTGTTATATTTGCACTGGCGCTACTACTGGAAATTTTAATGCACAAAACTGGTCTTTGGTTGAAGGAGTTTCTATAGAGGAAATAAAAATTCCCGTTACAGAAACCTCTCTGACTGTGGTTGCTGACACGAATGATAAAGGTTATTTCTTTTTTGAATCTGTCGATAGAATACAAAATAGAAGTAGGCTGCATGTTGATCCAACTAAACCAGAAAGCGAATCTAATGAATATACTCACCAGTTGGGAAAATCTACACTAAAAGATATAGCTAATTTTGAGCAGGAATTAAGCGCTGAATTTCCTAATGCTATAATGTTGAGGCCTTCTGATCCTTTTGAAATTGTTGATAAAACAAACTATGATAATGCGAAAATAAAGTGGAAGGCGCATTATCTTTATAATGATGGATATGGTTATTTTATGCCTGCTGGTGAAATATCCCTGAGGTCGGACGCCACTTACATTAAAGATAAAACTATAGATAGCGGACAGTTTATTAGACACATATATTGGAACCCTCGATACGGTTATAATACTAACGCCACATCAGACCCGTGGACCGCAAGAATAACAGAGAGCACCACCGTAAGGGAAAACCAACTACCTTACAGAAAAAAATCAGGACATGATGAAGCTCCAACTAGAATAAGCTCAGAAACTTTCAATGAACTTGCACAAACCAGGTGGGTTGCTAAATCGGACTCTAATGTTACTGATAGAGAAGTTTTTAGCGATCCTGGTAGTTCTGATTATTATGAGTGGTCAAGCTCTATGTATGAAGAGGTTCCTGCGGCAGAAAGAGATAATGACTCTTCTTTGTCTGATAAAGAATCTGATACTAATATAGACTATAGGGCATACTATTCGTTTTCAACGGGAAATCCTGCTTCTCAAATATACAACCGAAGACAACAGGGTACCGATCACTGGCTTTCAGATCCAACTAGGTCTAGTACTATCTATGATGAATTAAATAAAGTTACAGATGTTATTCATGAGACTGCTGCTCCAGTAGGATTTGGGACATTTGGACTACATATCACAAGAAGCGAGTCAATGAAAACAAATAAGTCTCCAGAGAATAATGTTACTGACGGACTGCTTGAGGATGGTGGTTTTCAAATATGTAGGATAGATCATATTGGTGGAGAGTATAGTCACACTGTTAATTTTGAAGTTTTTAATAATGCTACTATTGGTCAAGCTAATATTTCAAACGCAACCATTACTAGCGCGCAAATAACAGATCTTAGCGCAGATAGAATTACTGCTGGAATAATAGGATCTCATCGAATACAAATTGGTAACGCATTGATTCCTGAGGTTACTGATGGATCTCTGGGAGATGCTCAAGATGACTCTCATAATGGAGGGCCTGCAAGCGTTATGCCAGATGGAACTAGTCTGGCCGCTGGAGCTGATGATGCATATACTAATAGTAAGTATGTCTACGGATCAATAACAAGCCAAGGATTTGATCATACAACGAAAGGGAAGCCAGGGTTTTTTATTAGTGGGGATGGACAATTTGGATTTCAGACAACAAACGGTGGAATTTATTTAAGGGGCGGGTTGGATACTGATAGAAATCAAGATAATAGTCCGACTCAATTGGTTATTAGGGGAACTTTGATTCAAGAGAATTCTGATCCGTTTGTTAAAATGGAAATGAGTTCGTCTGTTCAAAATTTAAGTTTTAATGAGCATGCCGAGAATCATTTTTATTACGAAAATAATGGTAAGTATAATATTTACGGAACAGAAGCCACGGTACTTCGACCTTCTAATGGAGAGGTGACTGTATCTTATAATATACAAAACGCATATCATACCGACGGCTCTCCATATGATATTAACGAGCTTCAACTAATTATGTATGTTGACGGAGATCCCTCTAGAACAATCGATCAGAAGGATGTATTTAAATTAATTAAATCGAGCGCTCTTCCGACTTATCAGCAAAGATGGGTTCTCAAAAGCATTTGGCACGGGAGTAGTGTTAATAGGGATTCAACGTTACTTCAGCCGGATCAAATACTTACATCTGATCCGAACGATCCTGATCTTTATGAAGAAATTCTTGTTCAAGAAAGTAGTGTTCATGGAGAATGTTTAGTTAATGGTTCTGTTGATTCAACTCGTAAAAACAAGACAGCCTGTGAGAATGGCACTCCAGCTGGAGCTTGGGTTCCTGTTGTTAGGGATACTGGGCCAAACCTTGGTTTAAATGATGTAGATGACCTTAATAAAGGAGGTTCTATTACCTTTGATTTTGTTGGAGGTAGGTATGGGGACACAGCCGAATTAGTTGACGCCGAACCTTCAATGATATTTTTTACTGGTGCGCCAATCACTGATGTTTCAGAAGTAGTCGAAAGAATAGAGGAGGAGGATTTAAATGATGTCGGAGAGGATCCTGGTAATACTTTGATTCCGATAGCCGATTCTGTTACAATAGTCTTGAGAATGGTTTCCAGGGCACCTGTATGGAGTTCTACTCAAACTTACCTTGCGGGCGAATTAGTTAATCACAGTGGCAAGGTATGGAGGTCAGTTCATAACGGAAGTAATAATAAAGATCAAACTCCATCATCTTCTTCGACTTACTGGGATGAGGAGCCTGCTGGAGAGGTTGTTGTTGAGGAGAAATCTGTAACTATATTTAGAAAAGATCAACCAACTAACCTAGCTTCAATAGATCTTGTATCTACTGGTAGCGGCATAATAAGAAATAGCGATAGTAATGAATCGGTTACTGTTAAGCCCGTATTGACCCATGGCGCTACTCAATATAGTTTAGAACAAACTTCAGATTTAGAAGATTGGATGAAGACTCTTCGCGGTCAGATGGCAATTTACCAAGGACCACCAAACCTTCTAAAACAAAACAAATATAAACTATTAACCAGCGGGAAGGATGCAAGTTTTTCTATAACTCTTAAAAACGAAGATGTTCTTGAGGGTAAAACCACATTATATCTTGTTGATACCAAGGATAATTCTAATTGGCCTGACGCTAGGGACTCCCTGAGTGTCTACAAAGAAGTTGCTACTATAGACGTGATTGATGTTAACGATGGTGTTGATGTCGGACACATAGACTTGGATAAGGCCGACAAGTTTTATACTAGAGAGTATTTAATAAGGCCAAGTAGTGGTGGCACGGTAGATTACTCTAGCTCGTATAAGCTAGAAGAGATAGATGAAAAAACCTTTGATGCAACCATAAGAATAACAAGTCAGGATGGCAGAGAGTTGTCAAAAGAGATTTTTGTCAAAATCAAAAACGTTGCCCTCGGAAAATACATTGAGAAAAAAGACATCACCATCGAAGATAAGAGTGGAAATACTATATGCTCTTTTGCGTCAAACGCAGAAAACCTCGCTCCTGTAATGGTGCCTTTTACTCTTGATAACGATAATGAAGTTTCTAAGCAAAGCGAATACGATGTCGTAACGGGAGATAGCGCTGACGACCTTAAAAAAACTGGGGTCGGTCGAGTATATTTTAGCGTTGATAATAGACAGCATGTAACCGAAATAGTTATCCGATTCGACTTTATTAAAACCCGTGGTAACACTATAGCAGTAATTGGTAGCGATAATGAGACAAGCTCTACTCATTATAAAGTTCATCCTTTGGACAGCGTTAAAACTTGGGGTGGTTTTTCGGGCGAAAACTTTACATTTGCTGCTGATATGGTTCCACAGATCAGTGTCGAAGAAAATATATTAATTAATACTTTAATAAGACCAAATCCATCTTTTCGATTGTCTTTAACAAAACCATATATAACATACAGTAGAAATAGTATAAATGATAATAATCAAACAAGTAATCAAAATCTGCTTAGAAGATCTGAAAATATTATACCTATTCAATTATATATGGGTGAAGATAATATTACAGATGAAGTTGATAATAAACCTACTGGTGCTGAATTTAGTATGGATATTATTCCTACTTTTGGTTTTGTTGTTTCTTATGAATTTTTAAATGGAACTCATTCTGATGATAAGTGCTACTGGCCTAAAAATGAAACCGCCGCAAGAAGCGCTATCGATGATTTAAAAAGCGAAGATATTGAAGAAGGTGTTTATTATGATAAAGCCTCGGGTATATGGAAAATCGCTGATAGCGATGGATCTCATATTGCTGCAGATTCGAATTTCTTGTACTATATACCTCCTAGGCTTTCTGATTTACCAGGAATGGGTAACTCTAAGATAAAAATTAAAGCAAGTTACACAAGATCAAATGTTCCTGTTGCAAGCTCTGGGTTGAGGGGTGCGAGTAACGGCGCTTTTGCTACAGATAATTTTACTGATATCGAAACGATTAATGTGGTTGAGACTTTAAACGGCGAGTCTGCGCCGTTTGCTATTCAAACCAATGAAACTGTTGCTGTGGAGGTTAATCCTGCTGGAAAGATAATCAAGGCGGTTAGCGAAACCACTTTTGACTCTGAGGTTAGAGTTAAGGTTGCTGATGATGATGTAGCTTTACTTAATAGTAGTGATCAGTTGCTTGATGGATTTGTTTTATCTTCAGCCTCAACCAGTCCCGCTATCAATAGAATCGTGTTTGAGTCGAGTTCTGCAAAAAGTATCGCTCACAACACAACCTTAACCTTTAAGAATAGTGGCGGTTCAGACGTGAAGCTTTATGATTTTGATGACAGCGAAATTAAAATCAAAACTAAAGACGGTTCCACTGCAAGCGTAAAATATATATCAATGTTTGATGAAAATGATTCTAATCAAACTGGAATGCTTGAGGCTGGGCATACGTTAGCATTCTATGATAACAGTGGTAAAATTGTTGCGTCTTCTAAAATGCCTAAAATATTTAAACAAGGAATCGCTCTTTTGGTCAACGATAAGTTTACTGACGATATAAACTCTCAGTACTTTGCAACTAATCAAGAATGGAAGAAGGTTGCCAGTAATAATAAAAATGATACATATGTGATCAGTGACTTTATGTGGGGTGCTGGTGCTACTGGTTCTAACCCTACTGGTTCGAAGGAATTGCTCGTAGGCGATACTATCATGAATGATAGTGGTCAAGCTTGGTTTGGGTCAGATGCTAACTCTGCCATCACTGTTCAGGCGCAAATTGCGTTTTATGCTACATCCAGGACGTGGAGAACTGACGAAGTTGTTTCAACCTCTGTTTCTCGACAGGTAAGGTCTGCAACTCAAGGAGAAACTGGCGCAACTATCGTTTATAGATCTGGCAGGTGGACTGCTTCAACTCAATACATAGGCACCACAAAACGAAGAGAAGTTGTTAGGCATGAAGATAAATATTATATTACAACGGAAAATGCATCAATATTAGCATTTGGGTTGAATTCGCTGGCAGAATTAGAAAGCACAGGAGATCTTTCTTTTGATGCTTTGTATCAAGGCGAAAATGATAGCTCCGATGCTAACACTCTGAGCAAGTGGAAGCAAGCATTTCAAGGCCAGACATTATCAGACCAAGAAATTACTGAGAGGAGATTAAAGCCAGGGTTCGCAGGAGACAATGTCAATAACGTTGCCCCAATATGGGAAGAATTTGGCGTTCAGGTGGAGTCTGTCGCAACAAACCTTCTTTTAGCCCATGATGTAAGAGTTCAGCGAGGTATTGTGGCTGGATTGGATGACGCTACAGAGGGATTTTTTGCTTCGCAAATTGATATCACACACTTGGATGCTAATGGAGATTATAAATACGGATATGATGCAAGGCCAGGAGAACGTGCTGTTAGTATAAAAATTCCAGACAATCCTATAGCTATCGGGAAATTTGCTGATAGAGAATTTAAGAACGAAAATGGAGTCTCGGTGACACTCGCAGAGTATCAAAATCTTACTGCCGAAGAAAAAGACCGATATTCTCAATTTGATAAAACAGGCACTGAACACGCTAATTCTCCAGAGGTTGCATATCTACTTGGCGATAGTGATTATGATGCTGGGCATCCGTTTAATCCAACGTTAACAACCACATGGAAAGTTCCTTTTACTAATGTGCCTGGTTTCTTTATAGGTTATCATAGATTGGCTTATGATCTGTCTAGTGATGCCGATCCTTTTCTTCGAAAGGATTATAGTGAGCAGGCTGATTTTCAAAACACCTTTAATTCTCACCTGCCCATGATGGAATTCAGGAGTCACACTGGAAACTTTTTAAGATGGGACGGATTGAGATTGGAAATGTACGGTTCCGTGATAAACGGATCGGTTAACCCAAGTAATATCAGTATATCTTTAGGGGTTTCTGATTCTATTCGAGTATTTTCAGATCAAACTTTATATTCTGGTCAAATTTTCTGCGGCGGAGGCTTTAATAATTATCTTCCAGATTCTTTAGAATCCTTGGGCTCTGCAATAGTTGGAGGCGGAGCCAATAGAATCTACGGAAAGTTTTCTGCTATTGCTGGCGGCTATGGTAATTCTATTCATGGATCATTTTCCTTCATAGGGTCTGGGTTTGGTAATGTTATAAATACTGGATCTACTGGGCTGCTAGGTTACAGTTCGAAAGTTGCTGGTGCTGAAGATATGAATAAAAAATTCAGTGAAGTTCCTGCGAATAGCATGGATAATATGGTCAAAGGATTTTATCAAGAAATATTTAATAGGGATGGATCACAGGCTGAGCATACTTATTGGAAAAATAGCGCCATCAATAATAATTGGACAATTTCTCAATTGTACGGAACGATAACTAATTCAGATGAATACTGGGAAAATGGAATGCGGAACAAGGTAGACGTCGGATGGGGTTCTAGTTATGGCGGAGAAAAAATAGAAGGCAATAGCATATCTAATCCTTTTAATGCTATTGTTACTGGTAAGGGTAATAGTATTATAGATTCTAAATATAGTATCATTGGTTCTGGTTTTGGTAATCTAATTGATAATAGTCAATATTCCTCGATTCTTAATGGCCAAGGAAATTCGATAACGCATCGTGATAGCGGTGCAAGGAGAGACTCTAACGTAACTGATTCAGGTATATACATAACTAACGAGGGCACAACTAACGCTAAGTTAGGAGACGGTACTAATGCTATGATAGCGGCAAGTAGTAGTAGTAGATCTAGTGAAACTATGTATCAGGGTTTATCTGTTTTTAATAATTTAAAGAAGAAAGAGGGGGATGATAACGAAAATTGGTATATAGTTAATAAAGTCAATGTTAATAAGGAAGATGGCGATTTTGACGCAATAGATGATGATGATATTGATGTCTCTTCCTTGATGATTTATGATAATACTGACGGCTGGTATTTCATGGCTAGCGAAAGAAGATTTAATGCGTGGGTTGATGGTGGTAGAGACCCCAATCTTAAATTCGGTAGGTGGGCTTATATCCCCGCTGTTGCAGGACCTTACTTCTGGTGCCCCGTGACCCTACAATACTACTCTCTTAAAACTGGACCGAGCGATATACTTCTTACTGCTTCTCAGGCCGTCGCTCAAGCGGGAGTCACTGGAGATGGCCAGTTTGAATGGTCATGGGTTGTTTTAAGCGAGGATAATCTGGATTATCACACTATCAGTGAGACAACTATTAGGAGCCAAAAGCCAGGCTTCCTTCCAGATTTGGAGTTGCTTAATTTTATAGACATGTCTCTTCCTGTAGATGCTAAAAATGGAAGCGGTAGATTTGGATATAATACAATTGCTGGGGGAAGTCGGAATTTAATTAATCGGAGTTCTAATTCAGCCCTGATTGGTTCTGCTAATAGTTATGTATCTGATTTAAAAAATGCAGTAGTCGGCGGTATGACTAATCGAATTTTTGGTTCCGCTGTTAAGGTTGACGGTAGTGGAGCTACAGTAAGTCGTATGGCTAAAGACTTGCAAAAGGGTGTTACTGTATTTGGTTCAGAAAATATATTTGATGTTAGAGATGTTAATTGGGCTTATGACGATCTTATGTCTGCTATCGTTGGTTCTCAAAATACAATCATAGGTTGTAGAAAATCTGTTATTTTGGGCACTGGTAATCAATTAAAGGGAGGTAATAAACCAATTACCCCTAGTGGGACTGCGGGTCTGAATTCTTCAGGATGGAGTACTCTCTATGGAGCAACTACCCCCTCATATTATAGTATATCTGGAACAGAAGTAAATATCCTGGGAACAAATAACGTAATCAGAGGTAGTAACCTGTTCGCTCGAAACTTGTCTATATTTGGATCTAATTTCGTACTAACTTCACAAGAGCAAATCGTAAACTCTTATTATATAGGCAACCCGTTTCCTGCTGGCGGACTTCTAACGAGACTGTTTGTTGCTGCTGATGGTGGAGCGTACTTTACTGGAGACGTGGTCTCTTTCGCCTTGTCTGACGAGAAATATAAGGATAACATTCAACTAATCTCAGACCCTATCGATAAAATAAAGGGAATAAGAGGCGTTAGTTTTGATTGGAACGACCAGCAAGAAGTTTATCAAGGTCATGATGTAGGCGTGATTGCGCAAGAGGTTGAGTCCGTATTTCCTGAAGTTGTTGAAACAAGAAAGACGGGTAAGGCGGTTAAATATGAAAAGCTTACGCCCCTGTTAATTGAAGCCGTAAAAAGTCAGCAAGAACAAATTGAGTCTCTTAAGAAATGTGTTGAAGAATTAACATCAACCATTAACAAGCTTAAGCAGGACTCTTGATTCTGCTGGCGGTATGTCTGTCCAATCTTCCCAAGAGGATGCTGCTTCGTGCCTATACTTTCCATCCCTCCACCAGTCTCTTAATACTTGTTTGAAATCTTCAAAAGATGCGCAATTCATTTTATTGGCTGCGTTTGATTCTAGTATTGACGATGGAGTGATTCCGCTTGGGGATTCTGATTTTTGTAGAGAGCTATTTTTCTTTCCGTTGTTTTTATTTATTTCATCGTCTCCAACGATATGTACGTTTAGGAAATTTCTAACACACCTTACGAAGGCTCTATTGCAGGCTATTGTTTCTAGGAAGATTTGACCAAAGTCACTGGTATTATTGATTGTTGCATTAGCCATGTCTTCGAAGATTACAGAATTCCCGCTGGTTTCATAGTTACCTGTGAATTTAATAGTGCATATAACCGCAACGTGTTCTTCGCTGCATTTTTCAACCTTATACCTAACTTCTTCGATACCCCTAAGCCTGGCAAGTTCTTTAATTCCACTTAGTTTAATTAGAAGTTGATGATCTTTGAGTCCTTCAATAGAGGATGGGTATTGCATGTTTCTGCTTTTGAACCAGTCTCTGTTTGGGAATAGATGCTCTTCTCCTATCATGGCTCTCCAATTAATCGAGCCATCTTCATTGAATGAATAATTGTGATTTGTTAACAGGCCGTTTTCGTCTCTCTTGAAGAGACTTGGGCTTGGCGAGGTTTTTTTAGTTGTTTTAGTTGCCATAATTAAATATTTTGAAAAATTCTATTTCTTTATAAAACTCGGGCGAGTCTATAACTTTTTCTACATCACTTTTTTCTATACCCTGATCTAGGTAAGCTTTGCATGAATAAAATTTATTGTCTGATATGATCATTAGTGATGATTTAAAGTAAGAATTATCGCATAAAATAGAAGAATTGTCAAGATCTTTTTTTGTTGTATACTCTTGCTCTTTTATATTTAATGGAAATAGATCTAATCTTACATCCGATATATTGCTTGATCCTGTATAGTTGATTGCTAAATTTATTCCTGTAGCTTTTAATTTTAATACATAATCATTATTAATTCCTTCATGTAATAATAATATTATTTTTTTAATATTCTTTTTATGTTTTCTTAAAATATTTAAATCTACTTCTTTATCTATGTATAGAGCAATTTGATGATTCTTTATCCAATATTCTAGAAACTCCGTATTGTCTGTATAGTCTTGTCTTATTGTTAATATTGAGTTCTTTAGAAAGTTTATGTTTTTATTTGGAAAAAAGTTTGGAACAATATCTGTTACAACTTGACTGTAAGAATCTCCTAGGTGGACTGCCTCTGTTTGATTTATTATTCCATCTCCGAGTAGTAGCTTAATTAATTCATACGCTATTTCGTTTGGGAATATTTTATCTATTCTTTTTTCTTCTTCATTAGGGGCGTAAGAAGGTTTGAATTTTGTATAATCTGGAGAAAAGAATTTATGCTCCCCTTTCCAAAATGGATGGCAGGTGTTTGGGAACGTTGGCCCGAATAATGTTACTAGCGGAACATTATAAAAACCTGCCACATGAGAAGAAAATGAATCATTGCTTAGGTGCAGCATGGATTTACTGAGTATAAAAAAAGTTTCTCGCAATTTTGTTTTACCTAGAAGGCTTATTGTGCCGTCTATGTGAGAATCGTGCGTTTCGCCAATCTGTAGGATGCTTATACCCCTCTCATCTAGGACGGGTTTAATTATTGATATTACATCTTTATAATGACTGTAGTTCTTGGAGTTCATGCCTGAGCCCGCATGAAGGGTAATATACTTATCCGCAGGAGGTGGATAGAATAAGGGTTCTATATGGGGTTTTGATATTTTGACCCCTGCAGTTAATGCGAAATTTTCAACTAGGTGCATAATTCTAGGGAGATTTTATCTTCTCCGTTTCTTGTGTAGTTTAATACTCTTTGATTGTTTACATTTAATATAATTGCCACATTAAAAAAACTTTCTTGATCTGGCCTGTCGGTCCTATTGCTAAAACCCTCTAGCATTAGGGCATCAGAACAGAATGGGTCATATGGTATAACCTTATAGAGGTAAGGGTTTCCTTCGAGTATGGGGAAGTATTCTTTATTTGTGATAAAATAAATATCATAATCTTTATAAGTTTTGGATAAGTCTTCGAATAAACTTGTGGCCATGAAAACATCTCCGATGCTTTTTGGCAGTACAAGTGCAATTCTTTTATTGGGTCTATCAAAGTCAATATACTCTCTTATGTCGTACTCTTCGCGAGGTCTGCTTGCAACTTCTTTTTCGTTATTCTTTTTTAAGGCTGATAGTATTTTTTCCCTAGGGGTTCCCGCCTGAAGTTTATTTAATAAGAATGGCAAGACTTCATCTCTTTCAGATATTTTAAGTTTTAATATTTCATTATATATAAAAAGTATATAATCTTTATCAGATAAACCTTGTGGTATTGGCTTGGAGAAATCCGCTTCTAGACTACTTAATTTATAATCCCAAGATATTTCCTTGGGTTCATCTATGAGTTTCATTAATTTTTTACAATTGTTTTCTATAGAATATTCGTTTAATACGAAATCCCTACCTGTCTTACCCATTCTTTCTCTTTTTTCTTTGCTTAATTTGGAAACTTTTACTAGTTTAGAGAAAATACTCTCGGGAGAGGTGCTTGCTTTGATGAATTGGGTGTTTGGTTCCCTGTATTCGTTCCATGATAGTGGGAAACTTCCTGTTGATTCACTGGAGCAATCCTCTCCGCAGCTATAATTGGTCACTAGGGTTACTAATTCACAAAGCTTAGCTTCTTGTATGGGGATTTCTTGACCACCTGAAGTAAACGGGTGGCAGTATACATCCATTAAATTATATATTTCATTTAGCTGCTTTTCAGAAGGGCCATTATGAACCGTTATCGTTTTCTGGGAAGCTTTCTCCCCACAAAACCTACAATCCTGCGGGGTTTGTTTTGATTTTGACTCTCCTTGGAATGGTTTAATTTCATAATTACCACACTCCTTGCAATAGTAAGTTGTTAGTACGTCACTATTATCAACTTTTTTTTCTTTTAATAAAGAAGGTATATCCCAGCCTTCCTCCCACGAGGTGTGCAGTAAGAGTTTTGCGTTTTTATTTTTCTCTTTAAATTTTAAGAAGCCATCTACTAAATTGGTGACAGATTTTCTTAACTGATTTCTGAAAACAAAACCTATGATAAAATCATTTTCACTTATACCGAATCTATGTCTTAATTCTGATTTATGTTCATTGCTTAATTTAAAAAAGTTTTTAGAGTCTACTGGGCCGTGAATGCATTCTGTATTTTTTACACCTTTCGATTTAAGTTCTTTTTGTGGGAAATTGGACCAAGTTAAAAAATGGTCTGTATTTCTCGCTGCCTCATATGCTGACTTCAATATCGGGTTTGAATCTAATGTTACCCATAGGATTGTTTTAATCTGTCTCCACCATTTGCGCTCCCACAAACCAGAGAAAGCCCAGAGGTCTTCAGCTCCTATATATACGTCAGGTTTTTCTTGCTCTATGACATCTTCTATCCTTAGGTGTCCATAACCTACTTTATTTTTAAAATTATTATCTGATTTAATTCTTTCTTCTACGGCCTGATCGTCTGGAAAACCTCCCACAGCTTTCCATGGGAAAGTCTCTAATGCTGGAGAGTTTTCTTTAACGCCATTAGCGAGCTCTACGATATCATATTTTCCGGTTTTGTATAAATAAGTTAAAACGTTTCTAGCGTTCTTACCGAAACCAGATAATACTTTAGAGCAATTGCTGTGGTATAGAATTTTTTTTTTAGCCATCAGAAGGGAGCTTCATCTTGGTCTAATACGTCACCTTGATTGCTGTCTACTTCTTCTTTAGCTTTACTTTTAAAATTTGAAGCTGTCTCTTCAAAATATACGAAGAGGTACTTTTTCATAAAAGATTTTAAGGTTTCAGTTTCCCCTGGTTCAAGTGGGATTCTAAAAGTTTGATTTCCATTCCTTGTTAAAACCATTCCAAATGCGGGTATGGTGTTACCCTGCTTAGTTTGCTTGTCCCACGGTGTGAATTTAATTGATGTACTATTATCGTTAAAAGTATGATAAGAGCTGTATTCATACCTATGGTTGAATGCGGAAATAATTGAGCCAATCTCCCATTCGTTGAATTTAACATTAATATTCTTTTCTGGGTTATCTTTATTCTGGGAAAAGCTAGCTTTCTTAGTTTTGTCATTCCAGCTATGTTGTTGAATGGCGCTAACATAAAACGAAGGAGTTCCATTTGGTGATTTTCCTACGCTAAAATTGCAAGCACAACCAGAATTTTTACTATTTGGTTTGTATAGACTTAGATTCATAATTTAATTGCTTTAAATTATAGCAAAATAATATCTTTATGTCAAGTAATTATTGACAGCTTTCACAAACCTCTCCATTTTTCATGGCTTCAATGCTACAAGCTGAAGGTTCGCTAGTTGCTGTTGAGGAGGTTTCGCTTGTGACAGATTTTTCAACTTTTGTTGCTGCCTGATTCCTTAAATAGTAAGTTGTCTTTAGTCCGTGTTCCCAGCAGCTCATGTAGATATCGTTGAGGTATTTTAGGGAAGACGTACTATTGTAGAGGTTAAAACTTACCGCTTGGTCTATCCATTTTTGCCTTACTGCGTTACATTCTATTAGCTTGAACATATCCCTGTCGAAAGCGGTCTTGTACTTTTCTTTAAGATCGTCTGGAATATTTCCATTAAGAAATTTTAAGTCTCCATCGGCTTGCTTAACTAAACCTGCGATTTCACTATTCCACAAACCTCTCTCTTTCATATCGTTTACGAAATGAGGGTTTGTAATGAAGAAGTTTCCGCTTTTATTTTCGTAAACAAAAAGAACTGAGAAGTTGGGCTCTATGCTCTGTTCTATCCCGTTGATATAGCCTATTGTTGCTGTTGGAGCTATTGCCATAACATTAGAATTTCTCATTCCGTGTTCTTGAACGTGCATTCTTACTTCTTTCCATTCGTCAAGAGTTTGCCCTTTGCCTGTTAATGGTTTGCCTGTAACAGACTGTTTAGGGACTTTTTGAACCCCTCTATAAACCATTAAGTTATTATAGGAATCGATTGGAAAGACCCCTTTGCTCCATAATGAACCTTCATAGGTTTTGTATGCGCCTTTTTCCTTGGCTAGTATAGAACTTGCGTATATCGCCTGCATGGAATAGAACTCAAATAGTTTATCGTTGAATTCTACAGCTTCATCACTATCTATATTTATGTTTAGCTTATGCAGGACGTCATGAAGTGCCATCATGCCTAGACCTATAGGCCTGTGTTGCATATTGCTGTTTCTGGCTTCCGGTGTTGGATAAAAATTTAAATCGACTACGCTATCTAGCGCTCTAATCGCTGTATGAATTGTTGTTTTAAGCTTATCATAATCAATACCCCCATCTTCTTTTAAATGGTTTAGTAGATTGATTGAGCCTAGATTGCATACCGCTGTTTCTCCAATCTCGGTTTTTTCACCCTTGTCGTATTTAGAGGCTTTTGTATGAAGTGTAATCTCGGTGCAGAGGTTACTACTGTGTACCACTCCTTCATGTTGATTGGTATACCTGATATTACAGGGGTCTTTAAACGTGTTCCATGGATGAGAGGTTTCAAAGAGAACCTTGAGCATTTTTTTCCACAGTTCTTTGGCTGGAGTTTTTCTAAAGTTTTTAATTTCGCCGTATTCTGCGGCACGGCATGCATCTTCATACCTATCATCAAATTCTTTACCAAAGAAATCATGTAAGGTTCTTCCGTCTTCGTAGGTCATTTCAGAGGGATCGAAAAAGTACCAGTCTTCTTCGTTCTTGACCCTCCTCATGAATTCATCGGGAATCCATGCCGCCGTATTCATGTCGTGGCACCTTAATCTATCGTCTCCTGTATTTCTCCTGAGATTAAGAAAGTCTTCAAAGTCTAAATGCCAAGGTTCTAGGTATGCGCAGCCTGCTCCAGGCCTCTTTCCTCCTTGATTAACTGCAACTAGTAAATCGTTATATATTTTTAACCACGGGACTAAACCGCTAGATATTCCATTCGTGCCTTTAATGTGGGAACCTGTAGACCTGAAGGGTGTAACATCTAGGCCTAAGCCTCCCGCATACTTACTCTTTCTTGCTTCTTGCCAAGCTCCATCGAAAATACCGTCGATGCTATCATCAAAAGTATTTAAATAGCAAGAGCTTAATTGAGATCTAACTGTACCACTATTAAAGAGGGTGGGGGTAGATGATGTATAAAGGAATTGACTGAACATGTCGTAATATTTAATCGCCCACTCCTCTTTGTTTTCTTCGTTTAAGGCCAAGCCCATGGCAACCCTCATCCAAAAACTCTGAGGAGCTTCCATGATTTTCCCGTCCTCTCTTATAAAATACCTATCTGTTAGAATCTGAATCCCTAGATATTTAAAGGATAGATCCCTTCTGATTTTTAAAGCTTCTGAAAGTTTCTTTAGGTCATACTCTAGCATTCTTTCGTTTAGCTTTCCTGATTTAACAAGTTTCTTTACGCCTTGTACGAAGCTCTTTCTGTACTGGAGTTTAAAAATATCTGAATCCACTCCTTCTCTAAATACTTCCTTATATAGTGAGTTTAGTAGTAGTCTTGCTGCAGCGAAGGAGTAGTTTGGTTCTTTTTCTATTTTTTGCCTCGCTGAAAATACTAAAGCGCTATCAATTTCTTGGGTAGTAATTTTGTTAAAAAGACCTATCTGTGCATCTAGTATAACCTCGCTGGCTGAAACACCATCTAGTTCTTCGCATGCTCTTTCTGCACATTTGTTTATTTTTTCTACTTTGAAATCTTCTAGTCTTCCGTTTCGTTTCTTTACTTGAATATTCATTTAATGATTGGTTTTATAATAACACTTATTGAATTTAATTGCAATAAAAAACATAAGATGTTAATAATTAAATTTGATTTATGTTCTGCAGCCACCCTGACTCTTGGGATCTGAGTGGTCTGTATCTTCTGTAGCTACATGTCCAGGTTATTTCGCCCAGTCTGATGATGGGAATAATTCTAAAATTCCTTTTCATCATTTCTTTAGATTTGTGTGTTTTTGAAAGATCTTCACCCTTGTTTTTTAGGAAAGCTCTGCATATTAATTGCTCTGGAAATTTTACCCCATCTGCAAATGGAGTGTTGCACATATATACTGCCGTTTGGAATGCTCTTAGCATCGTGCAAGTGGGTGCGCCAATAATGTGGTCTGATATATGAAACTTCTCCTCCTGGTCTTTTCTGAAGAAAATGTCTGAGGTGAAAATCTTGCCATACTCTTTGAACATTTCCCTTGCGAAAACCTCTAGTTGTGAGTAGATTTCATCTGATCTTACCTTGATCGACATGTTTCCAGTCGCAGCTTCTAGCCCGTTTCTTGTTGTGAAATTTTGAAAAATCCATGGTGAGGCACCCCTGCTGCCTAATCTTTTTTCATAACGAGGTAGGTCTTCGTATTTATTTAATACTAGAGTGATTGATGGATCATCTATTAGGTCTTTAATTATTTCCAAATTGTCATTATCCCAACATGATATAACTAAGTTTCCTAGCATTTTATCTTCTGTCAGTGGGTTTCCTTCTAATTTTTTTGATAAATATTGCCTGCTTTTAATTAATTTTAAATAAATTGGTATGGACTCCCTCATTCTTTCGTTAATTGGCCCCTGTATAATTATTGAAAGAGAGTTCTCTAGTGCTTCCATTTTGGGGAGCATTCTTTTTAAGTAAGAAAGATACCAATCATCCATGTTCATGATAGATAGTCCGAGCAAACCCCGAAACAATTCTGGTACTTTGCGTATTTAGAGTTGTTGCATACTATTATAGATTTCTCGCACACTTTTCTGTGCGGATATGTCCAGATAAACCCTTTTGAGGTTAACGTGTACGCATCGTTCTCGTGCCAAAAGACATTGAGTTGATGCATTGATGATAGTAATTCAAGTGATTCTATGTTTTTACAATGAATCCAAAGACTGTCTCTATATTCTAATAGGAAATCTAGATCTATGTCGTACTGCGCTTGGTCATGCCCTGAGTAAAATCCATCGTGAAACCAAACGTCGATTTCTGCATCAAAGCCTTTGTTGATTGCATGTACGATGTGATTCGGATTGTTTTCATTTTCTGGATCTTTTCCCGAGGTATTGCCTCTATGCGCTATTAGTTTCATAATTATTTATGAAAAAACTTAAATCCTCAGGAGTTCCCAAGCCCCACATTGAGTCTTTTGGTATTCCGAAAATTTTAATTTTCTCTCCATTTAATATACACTCATTATATACTGGGCAAACGTAAAATTCGTTATTGGTTCTGATATTTTTCTCGATCATTTGCTCCGCAGCTCTGACGTAATTCTCTCCGTGCTTGAAATAATAAACCCCCACAGTTGCATGGTTGCTTATGGGTTTTTTCTCTGCGACCTCTTGAACGAACCCATCTTCATCGAGTTTTGCGTATGACCATTTCGGGTGAGAGGATTCAAATGTAAGTATACCCCCATCCGTTTCATCTCCTATCATTGAGTACATGAATTGATTACTATCCCAATCTAGAAATTGGTCTGAGTTGGCTATGAGTAGTGGTTCTTTATTGTTTATAAAACTTTTCGCTAGTAAGGTTGTGCATGCCGCACCTTCTGTTAAGCCTTCTACTTGTATGATTTTGCAGTTTGGGGCTATTAGATTTAGGGTATGCTGTAGTGCGTATTTTTCGTAGTGGGATTTCTGTACTATGAATATGTAGTTTGCGTTGATATTTAAACTCTCTACTACGGCTTGTATCATCGGCTTTCCTTTTACGTCGATGAGTGGCTTGGGAAAAGTGTAACCCGCCTGCTCGAATCTACTGCCCGCTCCAGCCATTGGTATTAGTACGTTCATGCTCCCGCCTTCCCATTTTGTTTTTTCATAAGGTTTGTCTTCGATTTTGTTTATATAATTCATAATTTTATTAAAAGTTAAATCATCAGGATTTTTAATGGCTCCTAAGTGGGCTCCAGAATTTAGCACCGCTTCCCTTCCTGTGTTGGAGTCTTCTAATATTAACGTGTGCCTTGAGGGAATACCTGACTGAGTCATGATCTTATAATACATTTCAGGGTTAGGTTTAGATCTTAATACGTCTTGATTTGATACTATATGGTCAAAGAAATGCAATATTTTTTTATTATGTAATGATGTTATTATACTATCTCTTACTGAGTTTGATGCTACTGATAATTTAAAATTTTGATCTTTTAATTTTTGTAGTATTAAGGATAATCTTCTATCCTCTACATAATTATTCATTAAGTTTAATGTTATTTCTTGTTTTCTTGCCCAGACTTGGTTGTACATGTCTTTTGGTAGACCTTTGTTTTTGGTTAGTAATTCTAATTTTTTTGTCGTTGGTAGTCCATCGTAAGTTGATAGATGTTCCTCTTTGGTTATTGCGAAATCTGGGCATATTTCCCTGAGTGCGGCGTCAAATGATTTAAAGTGTAACTCTCTAGAGTCTATGAGCACACCATCTAGATCGAATATAATTTGTTTTATCATTTTATAAGTTTTAATAATATATTATTAAAAGAAGAGGATCCTGTCAACTGTTTGTATTTACATTGCTGAATATTTAGACATATTGTTAATACTGATTCTGGAACTTTAATCATGTATTCTGGGTAACCTTCATTCCATAGCATCTGGATTGCTGTAGAAATACTGAATATACTGTTCATATATTTATTCATTTGATCTGGGTGTCCTATCGCAATTTGATCATTAATTTGATTAGGTAAAGATGCTTTATCATAGACGAAGCTGAATGCGAATTCTTTCTTTAACTCTTCTTCATGATTATATATATTTGTGCTTTCGAATAGTGGTAGTCTTATATGTTTGTTTTTTGCGCAATCTTTTAATTCATGTACTTTTATTTGTTCAAGAACCTGTATGTCAGGCCTTAATCTAATTACTAAATCATATTCTTTTTTCTTGAAGGTCATATGATCCTGTATCATTGTGTTTAGAATTTTAAGTCCTGCTGCCATAGGTATCAAGCCTGCGCCAGGCTCGCATGGTAGTTTGTCTGTAGGCCCTAAAAAATCCATGGTTTCTTCAAAGTTTAAAATCTTCCTCTTAACAGGATTGTAGACGTTGCAGAAGTCATATGAGGGTTGGTCATCCCAGGTGGTTACGAATATATCTGGCTTCAGTGGCCACACGATATTCTCTAAGATTGACTCCCAGCAATCTTCCCATCGGCCTAATTTGCCACTAAAGCAAAGCGCGACCTTTATTTTTCGACCCTCCTTATAACATGCCTGTCTAAATTTTTGCCTTCTAAGTTCGGATTTAAGAAAAAGTTGTTTGATTTAATTAGGTTCATGAGTGCCTCCACCATTTTTTCGGCATCATACTCTAGAGGGTAATATAGTTGCGGAAATGTTAGCCACCTAGTTTGGAATGCTAGAGGGCATATGTGTGGGTCTTTACATTCTTTGGCCCAGGAAAGCGTTGGTATGTTGAACATGTAACCAAAGTACTTTATTCCGGAATCTATAGCAAGTAAACCCGAGCTTGATTTTATCATTGATATGATTGTTGGTAGACTGTCTGACACTATCTCTACGTGCCCCTGTTCTTCTATGTTGTCCCTTATGAAGTCTTCGGTTGAAGGTGTTGATAGGATTTTTATGTCAAACAAAGGCGGTATGTTAGATATGATTTTGTTTATATAGCTTTTGCTCATTCTGTGGTTGTTGCCCATGTTATCTGAAGCTAGATGTAGGACAACATAGGAGTTGTTTGCATTGTAAGGCAGTATTTTTAAGCTTGGTTTCGGGAAGTGGTAAAAGTAGTTTTGCCAGTGGAAATCGTAGTATATCCATTCCATCCAGTCTAGGTGGAGATTGTAGAACTTATCGTAATTTAACATTTGAGCTTTTTGCTCGGGGTCTGTGTTGTTGATGTGTGCTGCAAAATTTTCTGAACCAAATTGTGAGGAGATTCTGTATTCGTCCGATTGTCTTTTGAGTAAAGTTCGACTAGAGTAAAAATCATACAGGCTAAGTAGAGTATCTGACTGGAGGCTTTTGCCTCCTGTGTCTGAAAATAAATGTATTTCTGCTCCAGGGTACTTATCTAGTATAGCAGGAACGAATCTATTGGCTAGAAGATGGTCTCCTAGTCCTCCTTCCATTCTTACTGAAATTTTCATTGAGCGTGAACCCCCCTTATAAATACGTTATTTTTATCTTTTACAAAAGTTAATAACTCGGTTGATGTTGCTCCATTGAGCTGGCATCGATTTATGTGTCCATTTTCGGATAATCTCTTGAGGCTATCCGATATCCTACTTAAAGATATATTCCCCAAGTCCTTGCACATCTTAACCCTGTTTATGTAAACGGGTTTACCATGCGCAGCCTTGCTACATAAGTACATGTATATCATGATATCTGAGGGTATCATCCTCTTCGAGATCGTGTCGTTGAAAATTTCACTAGGTATAGATATGAATTTTTGTCGCATGTTTGATATATTATTAAAAATTTAAATATAAGTCAAGATTGTTTTTTCACACGAGGGTGTTTGAAAAATCCTTCATCTATTAATTTACATAAATATTATATATTATACTTAGGTATATATTACTGGATATAACTTTCTTGACATCTAGTTGTTGTTATGATATTCTTATAACTTAATGAAAATCATAAAAAGCCAAACATCGTCATCAGTATTTTACTACATCAGTTCGGGTAACTGGAGTTCTGTGGTATCTGCTAGATCCAGGAAGGATGCCCTAAGGCAGTTATTTAATGATATTATTAAAAATCCTGGAAGATACGGTCCAATAGGTACTGTTATAGTATTAATGGATATTGATGAAGCTATGAAAGACTTAACGCTGGAAAGCGCTCTTAAATTTATCTCAACAGAGGAAGCTCTTGAGATGGTGGGGGATCCAGATATAAGCGAATCTATTTTAGGGGAGGGTGATCCAGGTGAATTTTAATGTAATAGGAGTAATGGGTAATGCTAGATCTGGTAAAGATACTGCATACCTGTCGATTAAAGATATATTCTTTGATCTTAAAGTTCATCGGGTTGCCTTTGCAGATGAATTAAAAAAAGAGTGCGACTCATTCCTTAGAGATAATATAGGAATTTCTGCATTCACCGAATCCCCAGAGGAAAAAGAGATTATTAGACCCTTCTTAGTTACATATGGAACTCATGTTAGGAGGAAACTAGATCCTAATTGCTGGATCAAGAAAGCGGAAGAATCTATGTGCCACGAGGGTGATAGTGTTAATGTCATTACGGACACTAGATACCCAAATGAGGCTAAATGGATCAAACAAAACAAAGGGTTACTAATATTTCTTAGCAGGGATGGAATAAAACCAGCAAACGAAGAGGAAGAAATAAACAACCCTATATTACAATCAATGGCGGATGTAGTAATCGAAATGCCAACCTTCCAAAAAGACTATTTATCAAGATGCAGACATATAATCCAGAATCAGTTAAACAACTTACAGATACAGAATTGTGTAGCTTAATTAAACGACATAACTCAAATGAAGCATTAGGTGAACTAAACAATCGCCACGGAGCTTTAATTGTATCTATAGCAACAAGGTTATCCAAAAAATATGACAATTGGAATATAACCCAAGAGATTATAGATGATGCATATTACATCATGTACCTCTCTGCATTAAAGTATAAACCAGATAAAAAAACTAAATTTTCTACTTTCGTTGGCAATGAGACAAAGTGGGCTTACTTAAATAAGTGCAATAAATTTAAAAACCTAGTATCAAACATATCAAAACTCGAGTTAATAATGAAGTTCATTCCATCAACCACACAGAACGAGTCATCACAGGACGAATTACTAGATTGCGTCTATTCGTTAATAAATACCCACCCAGACGTAAGGATGCATAAAATATTTAAACTAAGATATCAAGTGGGAAAAAATAACAATGTAATGCCCTGGCATTTAATAGGTTATAAACTCGGATTAAGTGCGCAAGGTTGTATTAATATACATAACTCGGGAATATCTTATTTGAAAGAAAAACTAAAAAAGGAAGGAGTATCATGTTAAATAGATTTTCAGCAATAGGGAACTTAACGCAAGACCCGCAATTAAGGCCTGTGTCAGACAAATACAAAGTTTGCAAATTCACGATCGCAATCAATAATCCCATCAGGAAAACAGTCTTATTCATGGATGTTGAAACCTGGGGTAAAACCGCAGAGAACTGTCAAAAATTCCTATCAAAAGGATCATCTGTAGCGGTTGATGGCAGGCTAGATGCCAGTAAGTGGCAAGACAAAAACGGAGTTAACAGAACAAAGATGTTTTGTACAGCAGATAATGTTCACTTCTTAAAAGGTAAGAGTAACGAAGGGCCACAGCAACCCTCTAGCCAGGAAGAATTTGATGAGGAAGAGGATCCAGATGAAGTACCATTCTGATGAACGAAATTATAATAAAATGCCCAATAAACCACCTCTCTTACGGAAATATATCTTACAATATCTTAAGAGAGTTATTTAAATCAGGTATAAAAACATCCATATTTCCTGTATCAAATAAAATAGATATATCAATTTACGACAAGACAACTAAAGATTTTTCTGACTGGATTCAGGAAGGGGTAAGCCGGAGATACATGCATTTAGACAGGGATGCACCATTCTTAAACATATGGCATATAGCGGGAGCAGAAGATAGAATATCAAATAATTCCGTATTATATACATTCCATGAAACTAGCGAAGTGACAGAACAAGAAAAGAATATATGCAAACTATACAATAAAGTTATTTTTAGTAGTACCTACTCCTCAGATATCTTTAATAACTCAGGCTTAGAGCACTGCGGGTACTCAAATCCGGGCTTTGATGAAGATTTATATATAAATAATTCATATAAATTAAAAAATAAAATACACTTCGGCATAATGGGTAAGCTTGAAAACAGGAAGCATACTATAAAATTAATAAAATTATGGATCAAAAACTTTGGAAATGATCACAATTATCAATTGTCATGCTGTGTAACAAACCCGTTCTTACCAAAGGATCATATCGACAAATTAAAAGAAGTAGTATTTGACGGAAGAAACATAACAAATGTAAACTTTCTTGAATTTATGCCAAAAAATTCTCAAGTAAATGCTTACCTAAACTCAATAGACATCGATATAGGTGGGATGAGCGGAGCAGAAGGCTGGAACCTACCATCCTTTAATGCTACCTGCCTAGGAAAATGGAGCATAGTGTTAAATTGCACGGCGCACAAAGATTGGGCAAACAAACACAACTGCATCTTAGTTGAACCAAACGGACAGGATAGTATAGAAGACGGCGTCTTTTTCACCAAGGGTTCTGAATTCAATGCTGGAAATAAATACTCATTTAATAATGAAGACTTTGAAAATGCACTACATAAAGCTATAAACAAAGTAAAGAATAACATAATAAATGAAGAAGGATTAAAATTAACTAAAATTTTCACATATAAAAATACATTAAAAAATATTATAAAACATTTTGATATATAAAAATAACAATCATATTATATATTGTTATGCCATTATATGTTTTTCAGCATCCTGAGTCAGGAGAAGTAGTAGAAGTTGTTCTAGGCATGAACGATGATAAGTTTTATATAGATGAAAAAGGGACTGAATGGAACCGCGTATTTCTCGCGCCCAATGCAAATATAGACGCTGATATCGACCCATTTTCATCAAGGGGTTTTGTTGATAAAACTAACACAAAAGGCTCGATGGGAGACCTTATGGAAAGGTCTAAAGAGATGAGCGAGAAGAGAAAAGACAAGCTGGGCTACGACCCTGTTCAACAAAAATATTTCAAAGAATACTCAAAAAAAAGGCGTGGAATGAAACATACACTAGATAGATAGATAAAATATCACAATTCCTGGTGTAATAGTATACATGCCGGACTATAAAAAGAACCCTATCTTCCACTCTGATATCAACAGGATTCAGAGTCATGAGCCAAATATAACGTTTGGTTACTCCTGGGATGATGTGTCGGGAAAATGGATTCCAACAGCTAAAGATATAACTGTTGACATGCGTTCCACGAACGCAATCCTAGAGGGGATATCTGGCGAGCTGTCAAACATCCACGTCGACGTAGAGATAGATAGCGACAAAAGGTCTCATGAATTACTGGAGTCTATTTCGGGCTCCCTAGAGGCCGTAGGAATGGTTGATGATGCCAATACGCATAGGTTATTGTCAGGCATATCTGGCCAGCTTTCAGGCATACATGTAGATGTAGAAATCGATAGCGACACAAGGTCACATGAATTATTAGAAGAAATATCCAACTCCGTATCAAGTTTAAGTAAGGTAGATGACGAAACGACGCACAGTTTATTATCAGGAATATCCGGCGAGCTATCAGAGATACATGTGGATGTCGCAATAGACCACGATACAAGGGCTCACGAGTTATTAGAAGAGATATCTAACTCTGTATCCAGCCTAAGTAAAGTAGACGATGAAACGACGCACAGTTTATTATCAGGAATATCTGGTGAGTTATCAGAAATCCATGTGGACGTTGCAATAGATCACGATACGAGATCACATGAGTTACTGGAATCAATCAAAGATGGGATCTCAAATTTAGGAGATAGTAATGACGAAACCACTCATGAACTCCTAAGAGAGATATCAGAAGAACTCTCCAAGATTCATGTTGATGTAGAAATCGACCATGATGTAAGGTCTCACGAATTACTGGAATCAATTTCGGGTGGTATTGGTAGCCTAGGAGACAGCAGCGACGCAGAAACCCACAGGCTTCTACAAGAAATATCAAATGAATTATCAAATATTCATGTGGATGTAGAACTTGACCATGACACGCAAACACACCAACTACTAGACCAGATTAATGAAAACCTAAAATTAATTGACGTAAATATTATAGGCAACAACCTATCAGATACAGAGACTCATAGAATATTATCAGGAATTTCTGGACATGACGACTGTCACTACAGACAAAACCAAAGGATGCTTGGAGCAATCAAGGACGCTTCGGAGAACTTAAACCTCTCAGTAGAAGAGCTTAAAAAAGACTTCAGGGAAGTTACATACCACAAAAAAGTATTCGAGAAGCACGTATTAATGCCCGAACAGTCCCCGACGCAACCACCACAAGCCCCCCTTTCGTTCGAAGAAAAAATATTTAAACTAAGAAAAGATCGACAAAATAGCGAGTATTTATTCATGAAAGAATCCTATGACGGAGTCGATCGAGATAGAGTAGAGGATATGGAAGAGTCTATGGAATTTGCAATCTACGGAGAAAAGTACGTAGGGGACGATGCAGATTGGCACAGCTTCTTTCCGCTCGCCAAACGACTAGGCAACAGTGATAGGATCAATTTATTTAATAATGATATATACCCCCTAGAAATAAAATTTCAAGGGGGAGACTCCACGTGGATTGACCCAGGTTATAAAGTTGAAATGTCAAAAGAAGAAGCATCTCAATTATTCATAAGAAATCAATTTGCTATCTCGAAATTTGAAGTAGAATACTCCTTACAAAGGTTGTACACCCCAGAAGAACAATTCACAAGGAACGACGAACACGAGTATACCCTAGGTCACCAAACCTACGGCAGGGTTGGCTTAACCTCTATGGCTATAAGTGAAAGTTTCCTTTATGTTAAATATTTAAATAAATGGAAAAGAGTAGCGATAGCTAGTTGGCAAGATATAGATACTAGAACCCAACACGCATTCCCAATATCTTACTTTGATGCATATTCAGACGTAAACTATCTTTACCTAAATACGAACGAAGGAGAAAGAAGGGTATTAATCGCAGACTGGGAAACTACGGACAAAATACCAATAGATAGCCACAATAAAATCTGGGCAGATAATGACTTTATATATGCAAAGCTACCAAGCAGGCTAGATGCTATCTGTGAAGACAGATTAGGACACTCATCCTGGAAAAGATACCCTATAACAATTTTTAGTAAATCATGAAGATAAGTAAGTTTAAAGATATAGACAACTACCAAGATAGAAAAGACAAAAAAGAGGTCACAGATCTACTTGAGGGTATAAAAGACTCAGGTGAAACTACTGCGGCGGAAATATCTAACGTATCTTCAGGACAGCAAGATATAATTGACAGGCTAGAATCAGTTCAAGACAGAATTGAAAAACTACCCTCTAGATCCGACAGAACTAAAATATTCAGCCAAAAAGTAGAGGAGGATCTTATTATATTAGAAACTCCAGATGAACTATTCTCAATAGAACAAGATTGTGAGGATTTTTTCGACAGGACATCTCAACTACCAGAGGTAAATCAGTTTTTTATTTTATCAGAAGAAGCTAGGGATGATAGGTGCGTCAAACGTACTTATAATTTTGACCTGGAACAACCTCTAGCGATAAGACTCGACAGCTACCTCGGAGATGAGAACGGCTTCATTAACGCCTTCGGGCAACTGGAAAATAAAAGCTCGGATATAACCATAATAAATGATACTTTATATAAACTGAGGCTAAGGATGGATGACGTAGAGTCGGATATCAGCATTGAAGACGGTTTTTCAGCAACATTCAATGACCTCGAAAATGACAACATCTTATCCTTCAAGAGAGATCACACTATATCTGGTTATGTTTTAAACTATGTAGTTGAAGGTAAGATGAACTCATGAAAATTACCCGTCATAAAAGCCTCGTAAGAGAAATTGCTCCAGGAATTATTGTTGTTGGAAACAACCCCTTTGCTCCAACACTACGACTGGACGAGCTCTCCTCTAGAGCTCAATTAAACAACGAAGACGTACTAGTTAAACCTGACTTAACTAATATTTCGGGAGATAGCTTAGATTACAAAAACTTGCATTCCATCTCAGGCTCCTTCGAGACGCGTCCTAACGTCAAAGGCTTAGACGTAATGCTTTCAGGAGATTTAGATAATCAAATTAACGATTTAATAAACCAAGACCAAAACACCATATCAGAACTAAATATTACAAGTGGCATCTTAAATGAGACACTCGAAAATGCAAGCGGAATATTAAACGACAAAATCATATACGAATCTCAAGTCAGATTCACTAAAGACGATGGGCTACAGCACTCAATAGTATTATCAAGTGGAATTTTAAATGACAAAATAGAAGAAGAATCACTAACAAGAGAGTCTAGCGATCAAGAAATAAATACCAAAATAGATGTATTAAACCAAGAGGTCAACGATAAAATAACCGTAGCCAGCGGCGACTTACAAAATTCCGTAGATAAAATCAGCGGTCAGCTCGAAGCAGAAACCGATTACAGAACCGCTATGGATAATAACTTAAACCTGAGCATTATTGAGATCAGCGGTCAACTCGAAGCAGAAACCGATTCCAGAACCACTGCAGACAATAATTTAAATCTTAAAATAGATGAAGTCAGCGGACGCTTAGATTCAGAATCTCAAACAAGAGAGGATTCAATTAACTCACTAAATCTCAAGGTTGATAATTTCAGTGGAGAAGTTGACTCCAAGATTGAAGACCTTGAGCAAAATGCCCTAGGAATAAGCTACGCTGAGGCCGCAGACCTAGCCAAAAAATGGGCAATAATCCTAGGTTAATCAGGATATCTATTTATCTGAACATCTATTTTTAAATCTGCATTTTTTACAGCATCTACATTTAAACCATCAACGCTCAGCATTCCAGTGCTCTTATTTAATCCAAAAGGCAGATTTTCTGATTTTTTCGTGGGAGCAGATGGGTCACTAGAATCAGTAACTTCAACTTGTAGATTTGCAGAAGTTAAATCTGAAGTGTGGTAATCGTTAAAATAAACATTCAACCCCTTAGATTCGTTGTAAAAATCAATACTCTGAGGATTCAAACTCGTTCCCTCAATATCAGACATAGAACCAACACTAAATTTAATGTTCGGATTGGCAGAATTTGAAATAATTGTACTTCCGTCTAGTAAGGAGTTCATTAAATCCCCACCTTGCTTGCCCCTTAATCTATTACCACCTGTAGCGCCCAGGTGATTAAAATGGCCTATTACATAATCACTATTTTGCCAATCCATCCTATTGGTTAAAAAACTACTGTGGTCGAGTGCGAATTCAAAATAATCATTAGGTTTAGATTGTACAAGTTCAATCAGCTTTTTAAGTGGGACCTCATTAATGTAATGGTAATCCATAAAAACGCGGATCCTAATACTTCCATCTTCTAAATCTTCTTGGATATAAATTTCGTTCTTCTTTCTTGTTCCAGTTGCCTCTGGATCATCTACCGAGTGCCACAAGTTATGTTCACCTAAGTAACTAAAGGGCGTATACCTTTTATCATAAAAATATACATAAAGATTATTATTTCCTTTGTGCTTCGCCCTTATGCCCAGGTAGGATTCATTAACAAAGTAAACCTCCCCGTAAGTAGCCCTATCTCCACTAAAATCATATCCATTCACTTCTTCTAGGGATAACTTTTCAGGAAAAACGGGCAATGACATAAAAGGTTTTGGCCTGGAATTATCACTCGCTCCCGACCCATCATTAATGGCTAAATTCGACACAGTCATATAGTGATAATCATTAGGTAATCCACTAAAAAATTGCAAGTCTGTAAAATTTTCAGTAAACTGATGCTCTACAATTAAATCTCCAACCTGAAACTCTAATTTACCATTTTCGTCAAAATAAAAATCAATATTATAACGAGTAGGACTTATGGGTCTTATATCCCAACTTGCACTAGCGATTACCGTTTGAGTTGTATGATTCTTTATTTTAATACCCAGATCATGGTACGTATCTAGAGAAACGGAATAAAGGTCTCCCCCAAAGTGAAATCTAAATATGTCTGTAGGTGAATAATAAGTATGACTAGCCCAACATGTCCAATAATTAATAAAAATACCTTTCGAAAACTTGCTCAAATCAAATTTAAACATTGATTGCTGATTATCACTCCTACCCTGAAAGTGATAGCCATAGTATTGTTTATATTCATCCTCTGAATTAAAAGTATTTAGATTTGTCGAAAACCTATTTATTGAACGATTGGTTCCACTCTGGAGTTGCACGACATAAGCACTAAAAAAATCACCCGTCGTTGTCGCCCAGTCTTTATCATAAAACTCATGACTTTTATTAACCCCCGTGAAAGGTCCCTCGGTCTGCACCCCATTCAACCTTACGCTACTCATAGCGCCATTTATTAATCCCCCAAACAACCTAACCAACCCTTCAGGATTCATAGATTTATGATACAGACCATTATGCCAATAAGGCTTGGAGAAATAACTAAACCCTGTTCTTAATAATTTAGCCATAATCAGGAGTCCAAATATTTTAACCTAAATCTATAATTATCACTAGGACCAAAGGGCCAATTCGAGGGACTAGAGTTATCAAGGGTAAAGTCTCTTATAAATTTAGTAGTAGGGCTTAATTGTAAAGCAAAGTCTTCGGATGTTTTATAACTAGGAGTAACTATGTTATGAAACTCAATTCTTCCAAATTGCGATGGAGCAAATCCCACTAGATCATCAATCCTAACAGGACAGTATTCAATTGCTGTAAAATCATCACGCGACATTGGATTTCCATCTTGATCGAAAGCCCAACTAGAAACGTCAGTATCCAAGTCCAATACCAATTCTCCATTCTTTTGAATTTCAATAAATGTTCCATCATCACCATCTGAAAGAGCTTCATCTACAGTTACGCCAGAATTATTATTAACCAAAGAACTCTGAGAGTCGTTATAAGCTAAACTTTCAGTAACTCGGTATGATCTTATGCTTCCAGGCATTGAATTATCTACTCCTCCAGAGCCGTCGTTAACAGCAATATCGTCTAGTGGCTCACCATTCCTTGTTTGTCCGCTCAGAGAAGCCACGGTCCATTGCGAAAAAGCCCCTGAATCCAGGATCCATCCTAGGTTTTTCATGTCATACGAAACCTCAACTCCGTCATAAGACGCATAGATTACCCCAACATTATCTACAGAAAACTTTAGATTTATCCAAGTATATCTTTCTATCGAAGTGATGTCCGCGCTTTCGGCAAGAATATTGTGATTATTGTCGGTAATGTAAATTCTTCTTTTGAATGGCTCTCCATCTACAATTCCAATCCAGGCCAATACGCTTCCGTGGTCCGCCCAAACCCTACCAATAATCATACCGTAGGCGTTCGCTCCCCCAGAATCTGGATCAATATAAAAACCAGTTGCCCTACTCCACCAATTTGCAAAAAAACCTTCAGTAAACTTCGAGGCGTCGAACTGGCCTATTCCATTTTGTCCATTATACCAAACTGCAGTACAACCCTTACCGTTAGCATTCAGGCTTCTAGCGGACACATTATTAGGATTGCAATACGCATTAGAGGTGGTGCTATAAAAGTTTTCAGCATAAAAGGTATCCTCCCCATCTAATGGCTGATCAGGAAAAGTCGAAGTATCCGCTCCGTAAAAATTCTTCTCATGATTTGAATTAAAATACGCAAATTTTGTTATCAATTTTTCACCAGCGCAAGCATATTGATTAAACTCATTAACGGTTATATATCTTGCGGCATGATTTAGGTTCATAACCTCCCATCCAGTTCTTATTTTTTTAGCCATATTATTTTATACACATTTTATGTGCTCTCCTCCATAATTATTTCCAATACAGGGCGACGACCAACCCTAGTTAATTCTGTCTGCAGGCTTTCCTCTGTCACAATCAATTCGATATTTGGCTCAGATACAACGTTAAACTTATTTAAATAAGCCACAGGGGTTTCCATAAAAGTAAATTCTGAGTTTATTTTTGAAGTTTTAATCAGAAGGTCTCCAGGTTCAAGTATCAACTCCACCGCCATTTCTCCGAATCCTGCCCTGCCATCTCCTTCCATAATCAGCTCCATAGCTATTCCGTCCATGCTAATATCTGCAAAAGATTTTGTTGGGTCAGAAGGAAAGTCGTCAATATTATCCCCAGTTTGATCGCTATCCGCATCCACAGTTTCACGAGGATCGTTCGGGAATGCGTCAGCATTGTCTCCGATTCCGTCTGAATCACTATCAGCGCTTTCGGTTGGGTCCTCAGGGAATGCATCTATTTCATCAGGCACCCCATCTCCATCAGTATCAGTGTCATAAAGTGGATCATTAGGGAATGCATCTGCATTATCCCCTGTTCCATCTCCGTCGCTATCCGCACTTTCAGTTGGGTCATTCGGGAATACGTCCGAATTATCACCAACACCATCACCATCACTATCAACGGTTTCCGTAGGGTCATTTGGAAATGCGTCTGTATTATCACCTACTCCATCGCTATCGCTATCAGTTGTCTCGGATGGGTCGCTTGGGAAGTCGTCAGCATTGTCACCAACACCATCGCTATCACTATCAACGGTTTCTGTTGGGTCATTTGGAAACGCGTCTGTGTTATCCCCAACTCCGTCTCCGTCACTATCAGCGCTTTCAGTTGGGTCATTTGGAAATGCATCAGATATATCAGGATACCTATCCCCGTCGGTATCTACAGGTATAGAATCAGAATAGAAGCTGGCGATTAAACCTAGGGACGCAGGAGGATACTTGGCGCTTCCATGACCATAATCCTCTCCATCAACTCCATTCGTTGCGCTATTCGGCATGTAATAAGTTTGACCATTAAGAGTGTGGGTATGAAAATCTGTTAAACCTTGACTGGATAAATATAAGGGCCAATAGAAACCGTCTCCCTCAACATAAGTATAAAGAGGATCGTTTGAGGAAATATTAGCGTCATATGGGAATACGTCAGTGTTATCTCCCACGCCATCCCCATCACTATCAGCGCTTTCAGATGGGTCAGCAGGAAACGCGTCTGTGTTATCCCCAACTCCGTCTCCGTCACTATCAGCGCTTTCATTTGGGTCACTTGGGAATGCATCAGATATATCAGGATATCTATCCCCGTCGGTATCTACAGGTATAGAATCAGAGTAGAAACTGGCAGTTAAACCTAAAGAATCAGGAGGGTACCTGACATCCCCTTGCCCATAATCTTCTCCATCAACGCCAGTTGATGCATCATTAGGCATGTAATAAGTTTTTCCGTTTAGTACATAAGTTTGAAAATCTGACGCATCTGGATTTACTCCAGTTAAACCTAAATATAAAGGCCAGTAGAAACCGTCTCCCTCCACATAGGTATAAAGAGCGTCATTTGATGAAATATTAGCGTCATCCGGGAATTGGTCTGCATTATCGCCTACGCCATCTCCGTCGCTATCGATTGACTCTGTGGGGTCATTAGGGAATACATCGGAATTATCACCAACGCCATCTCCATCAGAATCTAAATGTTCCGTAGGATCATTAGGTAAATCATCTGCATGTTCACCGTATCCATCTCCATCCACGTCAGACCAATCCGCACTAAAAGATGAGACTTCCAGTACGCCATTAACTCGAAGAAAAGTAAAAATTAACTTAGACCCTCCAGCTGTTTCATACTCACTATCAAAACCCTTAGCGCTAACAGAAGCTGGGTAATCAACCACTCCATCGGAAGATTTAGCAAAAGTACTCCCCTCGAACAAAGAGTGTTTAGCATTAAAAATCATTCCATTTAAAGAAATGCTTGTAACATTCACCCCGTCCGTAATATAAGAAACCTCAGAAGGCAACTCAATAAGACCCAATTCCGAAACCTTCCTAACAGAAGTTCCCTTGGGATGATAATTTTTTAAAGCTGTAGTAAACACCAAAGAGCCAAATCCTGCGACAGTTACTTGCTCTTCAGAATTAGTACCTTCCCCAATAATAAGGTTATCACCCAAAGAGAATAATGATACATCATCTACTTCGAGTACATTTGTGCCAGATCCAGTATCCTGAGAGACAAACGTAACACCGCTAAATGAAGAGTTATAAGAAGGACTATAGTCCGCGTCCATTTCGTTAGGTATCCCATCTCCGTCAAGATCGGGGTCGGAATTATCACCTATACCATCTCCATCAGTATCAATAGATTCTCCTGGGTCATTCGGGAATACATCAGAATTATCACCAACACCATCACCATCCGTATCAGTGGTTTCTGTAGCGTCAAAAGGAAAGGCGTCTTGATTATCAAAAACTCCGTCGCCGTCACTATCAGGATTAGCATAGGCCTTAGCAAGGATATGAATCTTAAAACCCGAAGACCTTATTTCATCACTAATATAAAAATCAAATTCACTATTCCTTATATTCGCTACCCCTGTAACATAAAAATTAAAATCCACACCCACAGGAGACTCTAACTGACAAAAAACGGAAACCAAATCACCCACAAGGTTTTTTCCAAAAGAAAGTGTCGATGAAGTAAAACCTATAGGAAGATCGTAAGAAATAACAGCCTCAGAACCAGAACTTTCCCCAATACTAATTGTATCCCTAATTGCTTTCCAAAACAAATCCCCATTAGAATTAAAGTCAGCTATATAAAATTGACCAGACTCGCTCGAAGCAACAGCGCCCTCAAAAGGAGGGTCCGTTTCATCCAGAAAGTCTGTAGAAACCTTCTGAAGCTTTAGTGGCATAGCTGCCAGAATATTACCTAATTGAGCCTGAATATTACTTAAACTCATTAGATACTTTCCTCCACGGTTATAAATACATCTTTAACATTCCCAGCGTTTGTGATAACTTGGTTATCTATAACAATTTTATTATTATCTATAACCCCAAAAGCAGCCTCAAGATTACTAGTTCCATCTTGTTTTGCGCCATCAATAGCTGAATCATAATTGACAGAAAAAGAATTACCACCTTCAGGCTGAACAGAAACAGTCAATTTTGAAATATTATAAATATCAACACCCAACTCGACAGGCTCATAAGCTGTAGCTAAAGCCTTAACAGTGCGCTGATTAAAACCTCTGACAGTTGCAATATCCTCTCCGGAAAACGTTTCTCCAATCACCTTAGTACCAGTAAAGTTTATAGTAAAAGGCCCCCTGGGAGTTTGATCACTAACAGATAACTGCAAAGAATATCTTTTATCATTAACCCTGTTTAAATTTGAAACAGATATATTTGCATCAGATACAGAATCTACAGTTAAATCAGAAACCTCCTCACCCAAGCTAATAGTGATATTATTTAATACCGCTCCAGAATTTGAAGAACTAAAAGTATTCGGAGAGAAACTTAAAGAAGGTATGGTTCCAAAAGATTGAATCTGAACAGAAGAACTTGAAAAGCTAGATGTCCGCCCATTAGAAGCTTTCCATAAAGTTACAGACATAGATCCACTGGTTCTATTTGAAGCATTCTCAGCGGAGACAACAAACGGTTCTTGAGTTAAACCTGTACTTGGGGTTGAAATAAACTTCAATACAGAGCTTTTAGAAAAATTATAATAATCAAAGTTATTAGCTGAAACATTAAAATTAACCCGATCAGTGGTATTATTTATTATACCTGTGGTATTAGAAACTTGAGTGGTACTGAGGTGGGTTGTCACCTGACTAGTATACATTATGTGGCCATTATCAATTCCAGATCCCGCTTGGCCATTATGAGCATGAGATCTACCTGCGGATGCATCAGCAATTGATCCATTAACCCAAGCCACAAACCAACCAACCGTAGGGTTACTTGAGGAAATCTTTATGGCAAGAGTTTTACCGTCGCCACTTAAGGAAAATTCATTAGAAGACTGACTAAAACTAAGCGTTGCGGATGTTACTCCTAAATAAATCCCTGTTAAATTAACATAAACATATCTACTGGGCCATCGTCCATGATTAGTGCCTATTCTAATCTGCACTCCAGTCACTACCGTAGTAGGAACTATAGAGAAAGATAAGCTTCCAGACGGAGATTGATTATTGGTAGTAATTGTATTAGAAGATGTTAATGTTGTAGATTCATTTCCAACTAAATCCCAAGTTTTTGCTGTAAATGTTTTATCAGAAGGAGAATTTCCTGCTCCAGATATATTTACATTAGCCTCAACAGTAAAAGTTCCGTCACCATTATCAGTAAAGCCACTATAGATATATTTTGATGATATCGCTGAACCACTAAGCAATACTCTGTCAGGCTGCTTCCTGACTGTAACCCTAACCCTTGCAGTATCACCATTTTTTGCCTCAGTTTGCTGAGAAGAAACATTTCCGTCTGTGGCAGAATTAAAAGACGAAGTTCCATAAAAGCTTGATGTGCCCTGTAAATTAATAAACTCCGCACTAACAACCTCTGGAGGTTGGTCTCTTTCAAGGCTCACGAAAGTCTTCCTGGATCCATTCTTAAAAAAGTAGGTTTTAGGAGTAGAAGAGTCTAACCTAACTGTTGCATTAAAAGAGTACCCATTTGAGTGAATACTTAAATCTTGATCATCTATTCGTATCGCATTCTCTGAGTCACCACTAACATAATAAAATATTTCAGGTTTATAAGTTTGAGCATCACCCCGCTCAACCATAAGCTTAACATCGACTTGGTTACTAGCAGTCCTAACCTTTCTCACGATAGCTCCACCATACTCGGATTCTAAAATTTCCCTAACTCCGCCAACAGCAGTTACATCTGTCACAAAAACAGGTCCAGTATCTAAACCTCCAGAAGTCTCAGAATCCCCACCTCCCCCAGAAGTCTCTGCAGCAGTTAGAGATCCAACAACTATCTCATCAAAGAATCCAGTTTGACCTCTGAATACGAACCCGCTAATGTCCCCAGATTCCGTAGTGAAATCAACAATCTGAGAAACTCTCATGTCTCCAGAAACCGTCAGGTCTCCCCTAACGGTTACGTCGTTTATGAAATCTTTATGCCCAAATACTTCCTCATCTCCACTTAATCTCATGTAGAGTCCAGATATAGGGTCTTCTTTTGGTATAAATCCTGCCATCAGATATCAGTATATGTTACGGTGACAGTTACCCTGCCTCCAACTTGCGCCTCGACCCATATTGAGTCTCCAGCTTCTAATATAAACTTTTCTTCTAAGGTGAAAGTTTGACTTGGAGGTATATAAAGTTTAGCTAAAACTTTATTCTCCAAAGATGGTGATTCTCCGTCTTGAACGACATAAAGATCTATAACGTCCGCATGCTTAGTGTCAGCGTTACATAAAAATATACAGAGATTCGCAAGCTTAGTCTGCCCAGCATTTATTATCTCAGATAACCCGTCTACAGTAAATTTATTCTCAATCATTCTCTTGCCTCCGCTTACTGTGATAATATAGAGCTGCAGGATATATAGACATTTCTTTGGTTTGACTAATTTCTAAAACATCTTCAATGCAACCCAGACTAGATATTTTATTATTATCATCTATGCAAGCCTTGGCTAGAGATTCCCATGATTCTAGTTCTGTAGAACAAATAATGGATTCGCACAAATCTTCTGCGGCTTTGTCTTGGGCTTTATTTAATTTCTTTTTATATTTAGATCTCAAACCCTTTTTCACAAACTCGCTCAGACTTTCAGCTTTATAGATAATTTGTTGAATATCTTCCCTGGATATTTTATCTCCAGAACTTTCTTGAGGTATGCCCTTGGTTCCTGCGGGTCTACCAGTCTCTCCACCCCCTGGTGTCACAGGCTGTTCGGAGCCAGCAGGTTCAATCATAGGAACTCCACCTACCAACGGATTATAAAGGCCGTCCTCTCTTTCTTTTGAATATTCCTCTTGAGCATTTTTTAAGTCTACGCTCTGAGGGTAAATTCCAGTTTTAATTGCATCAATCCCTTGTTCAGGAGTAAGAACTCCCAATTCAAGCAATCGCGTGACAACTCTTTGAAATTGTACTTCATCCTTAATATCTATTTCTTCAAATTTAGCCCGAGGATAATCCCTAAGGCCTAAATTTTGACACACCATTTTAATTTGAGGCTGAAGAAAATCATTAAGAAAAGCGTTTCTAGCTTCCTTTAGTCTTTCTAAAAATATTTCTGCTTTAACTTGAGTATTACTATATCTTTCATCTCCTACGATTATATTTTGAAGACCCTCCTTAATATCTTGATTAACTATTTGATATTTATCTGGCCCAACTACTTTTCTTAAATCTGGTATAACAAAGTCAGCCTTGGTAGTATAATCACTAACAAGAACCCTGCCGACACTTTCGTTCATAAATAGGTGTTGCATAGCCTCTAGGTTTTTGGGGTTTATCCCGCCTTTATCTGGCTCAGTACCCATTGTGATTAATAAAATTACATTCTCTATAGTTCTACATATAGCCTGATCAATTTTCTTTAGCTCAATCTTATAATTAATATCATCTAAGACTGGGTAACCAAAAGGAACAGCGAAGGGCTCATAATCTTGTTTTTTATAAAAGGAATATATAAGGCGCTGAGGCTCTAATGGAATCTCAACACCATCCCTAGTAAAAGTTCCGTTTTTAATTTTCTTTTTTAATTCAGCATCTAAACTTTTATAAACTTGTTCATCATACTCAGTTTTAGGGTCTGCCAATCTTTCCAGATCATACTCAGACAGCACCTTAAAATACGCCCCTTCGGAAAAAGATGTAGACCTTTTGGCTGTAATATCGTACGGGTTTAAAAATATATATTTTAAAGGAATCATGCCGGGCTTAATGGAAGAACCATAAACCTTAGATATCTTATTAAAGTCTTCTACAGAAAACTTTCCGTCAACCCTGTATATAAAAATATTACCAGATCTATAATACTCCCTAAAGTATTGATCTCTAATTTTCCATAGACCAATCTTATCAAACCACTTTAAGCAAAAATCTCTACCCTTCTGATTTCCACCCTCTAGGATAATTTCTGAATTAGCAAACTCAGACATTACATCTACAGCATTCCTGAAGATTGGTATATTAGCGTAAGCCTTCTGGCAAAGTTCTACAGCCTGCCTTATATTTATACCAGTTGAACTAGAGTCGTACGGCAATAGCCCAGATTCAATATTAGAAAATTGATTCTTCTTATCAGAATGATGTATCTTATTCTTCCTTTTGGCGTTAGGCAAAGAATTAGACTCAGTCCTACTTGCCAAAGCCTCTATAGCAAAACTATGATTAGACTGAGAATAATAATTATCTCCAGCAAAAATTGGCGGCACGGAAACCTCTGGATTAATATTGAGATTACCCGTTGAAGACTTATCAAACTTTTTCCAATAGTCAGACTTTTTTGTATACTTCCTCTTTTTCACTGATTATTTTACACAATATATTATGCAAAAGTCCAAGTAAAGTCCAAAGTTAACTTTTAAACATTCATTTTACAGTTTAAACTCTAATATACAAAGCAATCGTGTAATTAAAAAAACATGAACATAGCCATCGTTTCAAATTTTAGCAAAAGCATCTTCTCCAACGGCTTAACTCAGAACCTTCTTTATCTACACGGGGTTTTAGATAAAAGCGGATTTAATGTTTTTTTTATAGATTTATCAAGAGAAACTAAATCTAAAAAAATAGAAAAAACAAACAAAACATTCTTGAAAAACAAGCAAGTTATACCAATGCGAAATTTAAACAAAAGACATAAATGCGACATAATCTTAAACCCATCAATGGCAATAATAGAATCTGAAAAAGATTTTATTTTATCTAAAATACAATGCAAACCAAAATATGTCACAATAAAATACGGAAACAATACCATATCAAGAATGCAAAGATGGTTCTTAAATAAAGCTGAGTCCACCGCCCTACATGAACCAATTAAATCGGAACCGTTTTACGATGCAGCACTACTATCCCCCCACTTTTACTACGCGCACCAAGCAGAAGGGATTATAAATGAATGTAACATAAAAACAATACCATACCTATGGTCTCCTGAAATTTTCATAAAACAATCTAAACTTTATGGAATCGATGATCTTTATTATAAAAAAACAAAATCAAGACAAATCGTTGTACCAGAACCAAACCTTGAAATTGCAAAAAATTTCTACATACCCATATTGTCACTTATCCACCTACTAAGAACCAATCCGAACCACTTTGATGAAGCGACTATAACAAACAGTATGAATATAATACAAGAAAAAGGTATTAAAAATTTTATATTATATAATTTAGGATTAAACAAATTTCCAAAGAAAATATTTTTCGATGAGAGGCATGTACTATGCAGCACTTTAAATAAATATAATCCATTAATTTTAACACATCAGTTATTTTGCGAATTAAATTATGTATTCCTTGAGTCCTTGCATTTTGGTTACCCGCTTGTTCATAACTCAAAAATGATCGAGAACCACGGCTACTTCTATAAAGATTTCCAATGTATTGACGCGGCAGAAAAAATAAAAGAAGCGTTCGAATCCCATAACGACAAACTTCAGGAATATATAGACTCATCTCAAGAAGAAACCTGGAAGTACAACCCAGACAACCCCGAGGTGCAACGGAGCTACGAATCACTTATGAATGATTTAATAAAATGAAAATAGCAATAACATCTAAATTCACATCAAGTTTTTTTTCAAACGGTTTAAACCAAAACCTAGTACTATTATATGAATGCTTAGAACAGTGTGGATTTGAAGTTTATTTTCTAGATTTTACAAATAAAAATAACAACGAAGTCTTTAATGAGCATTTCTTCCTGCAAAACAAAAACATATTAAACTGGTGGGAATTTCAAGATTCAACACTACAAATAGACATGCTATTATGCCCCGGAGTTTCAGCAAATACAGACATCAAAAAATGCTTAAGGCTTAAAAATCCGTCCGTAAAATTCGTAGCAGTTAAGTATGGCAACAATTTAATAACTGACAGTCATAAATTTTTTCTATCAAACCCTCCTATATATTATTCAATGGATTCAGACAGGGGAATGGATCACGTACTTTACTCACCTCACTATAAATTCCAAAGACAGTATTATGAATTCACAGAACGAGCTCCAAGCAGCGAAATACCATACATATGGGATCCAAAATTTATAGAGTTTGAAAGTAATAACCTATCAATAGACCCAACCTTTAAACCTTGCGAAAAACCAAACATAGCAGTAGTAGAGCCAAATTTAAACATATCAAAAACATCATTCTTACCCTTTCTATCCATAGTAAACTTAATCGAAAAGAATAAGTCGAACACGTTCGACCAGGCTTATATTTTTTCAGCCAACAATAATACAGATCACACAAACCTCGCAGAATACCTCTATAAACATACAATCCTAAAAGAAAACAGGGCAAAGATCTTCTTTGATCAAAGAGAAAAGATGCCAATTATTTTATCAAGAGATAATCCAATTATACTATCTCATCAGTTTTACAATGAATTAAATTATGTATACCTAGAAGCAATCTATTACAACTATCCATTAGTTCATAATAGTGAAGCATTTAAGGATTACGGCTTTTACTACAGTGGCTTCAATATAGAAGATGCATCAAATCAACTATTACTTGCGATAGAAAAAGCTAAAGATTGGCCAAGAGATATCTCACACATAGGCTTACATCTAATAGAGAAATACAGTATCAAGAAAAACAAAAACAAAATAAAGAAAATTTTACTAGATATAAAAAATGATTAATATAGGCATAACTTGCGAACTATCCAAATCTATTTGGACAGGAAGCTTAAAGCAATCTGCGATATTCTTATATGAATGTTTAGAACGTTGTGGATTCAATCCTTTATACCTATCAAACAATAGACAGATTAGCGATTTCAACAAAAACCACAAAGCTTACAACATAAACCAGATACTATACGATAAGTTTCCAAAGCTAGATATAATAATCATGCACGGATTCACAATAAACGACGAAGAAATTGACAAAATTAAAAAAATTCATAAAAATTGTAAATTTATTTTATTCTACAATAATCATAGAATATATGTTGATCAGCAGAACCTATTGTCTGGTAGAAGTTTTTCAGAAAGGGTAAATAAAGTAGATGAAATTTGGCTATATGGTCACCATTCAGACTGCGCTCAGTATGTAAAATACTATCACGGCACAGACGCCGCAGTAAGAACTGTACCGTTTCTCTGGTCTCCTTTTTATATAAACCTAGCAAAACGAAAACTAAACTTAGAATTTAACGAAGAGCTTCAACCTCAAGTTTTAGTTTTAGAACCTAATGAAAATTCCTCAAAAACCTGCTTAATACCACTATTAATATGCGAAAGCTTTAATATGAGTTTCGGAAATGCTTGTACAAGCTTTAGCTTATTCAATACGGATAAAATAAAAGTAAACAAAGGTGCCAAGGAGTTAATCTCAACCTTTTCGGCATCCCAACAAAACAAAGTTTTTTTAAATAAAAAATGGAAATTTATAGATGCAATAAGCAGACTCGGGCAGTTCGTATTATCTCACAACACGCACAGCGAAATCAATAATTTATTTTTAGAAACCCTCCATCTAAACTTACCACTAATCCACAACTCTAAAGTTATTAAAAACTATGGCTATTATTATCAAGACCATGACATACGCACGGCGTCAAATCAAATTTATAATGCCATATGCAACCACTCTGAAAATCTAGAAATATACAACAAGGAAAATCAAAATTTAATTAGAGGCCTTTCCCCCACGGAATCAAGTAATGTTTTATTTTTTCAAAAAATAATTTCCCATTTACTAAAATAATGAGTATATAAGGGCATGCCTAGAAGTACCAACTTCGAGGAGCTAGTACTAGATGGAATTTCGCTCAAAAAGAGCGCTTCAGATAAACTTGAAGTAAACTCCGTAGTACTTGCCGATGCAGATGATATATCAAGTGTTGATTTAAGAATCAATGCGCAAGAAACAAATCGCTCGGACGACGTAGACAGTCTTGATACTCGCGTTTCTCTTGAGGAAAGCACTGAAACCGCTAAGGTTGGAAGTGTTGACACAAGGGTTGGCGCAGCAGAAGACGATCGCTCTACAGACGTAGACAGTCTTGACACTCGCGTTTCTCTTGAGGAAAGCACTGAAACCGCTAAGGTTGGAAGTGTTGACACAAGGGTTGGCGCAGCAGAAGACGATCGCTCTACAGATGTGGACAGTCTCGACACCCGAGTTTCTCTTGAGGAAAGCACTGAAACCGCTAAGGTTGGCAGCGTTGACACAAGGGTTGGGCTTGCAGAAACAAATCGCTCCACGAATGTAGATAGTCTTGACACTAGGGTATCCCTTGAAGAAAGCACTGAGGCCGCTGAGGTTGTCAGTATTGACACAAGGTTGAGCATTGATGAGGCTGCAGATTCTGGAAAGTTTGACAGTATCGACGACCGCATATCTCTTGAGGAAAGCACTGAAACCGCTAAGGTTGGCAGTATTGACACAAGAGTCGGCGCAGCAGAAGACGATCGCTCTACAGACGTAGACAGTCTTGATACTCGCGTTTCTCTTGAGGAAAGCACTGAAACCGCTAAGGTTGGCAGTATTGACACAAGAGTCGGCGCAGCAGAAGACGACCGTTCCACAGACGTAGACAGTCTTGATACTCGCGTTTCTCTTGAGGAAAGCACTGAAACCGCTAAGGTTGGCAGTATTGACACAAGAGTCGGCGCAGCAGAAGACGACCGTTCTACAGACGTAAACAGTCTTGATACTCGTGTCTCTCTTGAGGAAAGCACTGAAACCGCTAAGGTTGGAAGTGTTGACACAAGGGTTGGCGCTCAAGAATCAAAACGTTCGACAGACGTAGCAAGTATTGACACAAGACTTGCCGCAGAAGCGAAATCAACACAAATCTCGCTAGACATCCCAATCAGCGGAAATGCATCACATTTAGATGTTAATTTCTCAAGTGCAGGGTTTGACGCATCAGATACGGTGATTGTATATGGAGCAATTAGAGACGCTGCAGATAGCGCATCTAATCCAATTATAGCATCCCAGATTTCTGGAGCAAATAGTCATAATAGCGTTACATTTATTTTCTCGGACTCGATCCCAGAAAATACAAGCAGTGCGATACATAACCAAAATAGTGATTATGTTATGGACTGCATATTCAAACAAGAAAACCAAAACTAATTTTGGTTAGAAAGTTATAAAAAATGCCAAATAAAGTAGCATTAGAGCAGATTGCCTTAAGCAACACTGACGTTGTTATCTCAACAGATAACAAGCTTTTCGTCGGAGGCACCAGGCAAGCTGATAGCATAAATATTGCGAGTGTTGACACTCGTATCTCTCTTGAAGAAAGCACCGAGACCGCTAAGGTTGGAAGTCTTGACACAAGAGTTGGCGCAGAAGAAGACAATCGTTCTTCAGACGTAGCCAGCATTGAC